TTGCTAAAGAGTTTATATAAATACGCTTCACCGCATCCGCAGATTTTTGACAATCTCTTGATTCGTGCCAGTCAGAGGTATTCATTAAATGACCCTTTTGAGTTACGCCCATCTAGCGAAAATGTTTTAGAGTCACTCTCAAACGTAGAGGTGAATATAGGTAACGGTTATAAGCCGTCTTACGATGACTATGGAATCATATCTTTCACCGAAACATACAATAATTTACTGATGTGGGCGCACTATGCAAATGAACATAAAGGCATTGTAATCGAGTTTGACCATTCAAAACTTAATTTCAGTCGATATCAGAGCTATCCTATTTTCGACAACAACGAAGATGATGAGATGTTTGCCAGTGAAAATCCAATTATCAAGGAGCTAAATGAAGGGGTGGTTCAGAGGATTTTATACAATCATAACCGTCCAAACGAGCGTAAGTATGAAAACATTCTAGAGCACTTTCTAGTTAAAAGTGATGAATGGATGTATGAAAAAGAGCACAGAGTAATTGTTCCTCTTATCACCGCTGAGTGCATCATTATAAGAAAAGCCTACTTAGAAGTTATCGATAGTGTCTTGGAGCTTGATTATAACTACGTGACTCACGATTTTGGTAATGGGATGGTTATGGTGTCATTTGATGATGCATTGCGTACTGAAGCGGCAAAATATTACTATGCTTCAGATTGCTTAGTCTCGGATGAAGAGTTTTTTCAGTCCTTTAAGTTGGCTTTCTTAGGCGAAATTCTGTCAACTTTATCGAAAGACCCATCAAGCATTTTTTTGTATAAATTGCCATCAGACTCTATAAAAAGAGTGTTCTTTGGCTGCCGTATGTCTGAGATCGATAAAAAAGTAATTATGCGTAACATAGAACGTAATGAGTCTCTTTGGGAAGTATCGTTTACAGATGTCACAACCAGTCCATCTAGGTTTGAATTAAACTTTTCGCAAAAAAATGGCTAGTAAAGCATTTAAGAGTGATTCTTAACGCTTGGTATTCTCTGTTTTTGGTTGGTTTTTGTAATGGCTTAGGTTAGGTGCTGGCGTTGTTCACAATTTTATGCGGTGTTATATGCAGGGCAGTAGGTAGGAATTATGTCAGATAAAAAATGGGCACAAGTTGATAAAGCATATGGTTTTTTCTTAAAAACTTATAAAGCGAGCGATAAGTTCTCTCTTCATGAATTATCCGAAGAAACAGGTTGGAGTCTTTCGACGGTTAAAACATATCTACGAAAAAAGTGGGCATCTTTACTCGAAGATTCGGGGGAAGGGTTTAAAGTTACTGAAGCAATAATGACATTTAATCAAACAACCTTTCGTCAGCACCAAAGCCAAAAAGATGAAGTAGAGAAACTGTTGCATCAAATCATGCTTGAGAAGTCTGTGTCAGCGTGTGTTTCAGCCATAGAAATATATAATAAACCAAACTTTCAGCATAGAGAGGAAACATTCTCAATCCTAATGACTAACGCATGGGAGCTATTACTAAAATCAAAACTTGTAAAAGATTCCAATGAGGATCCAAGTTCTATTCATTTCTTAAATAAAGGAAAAGTCGTAATATCTCCTAGTGGTAACCACAAAACTATATCATTAGGTGTCGCATTAAATCGACTTTTGGCAAAAGGTACCGTACCTAATGTCGTTGGTGACAATATAAAACTACTAATGAACATTCGAGATGATTCTGTTCATTTTATGTGCGGTGATCTGGAGTTGAGCACTAGAATTCAAGAAATTGGTACAGCCGCTCTTAAAAATTTTATGACATTAACAATGGAGTGGTTCAACTACGATTTTAGTCGATACAATTTTTATCTAATGCCAGTGTCTTTCTTCCACTTATCTGATGTATCTAGTTTTAGCGTTGATAACGAAGTTAAAACAAATTTACTTAAGTACCTAAAAGCTGTGGAGAAAGAGCACGAAAGCGAGAAAGATGCAAATTATGCTATATCACTGAAGTTACATACGAAACTAGTAAAAACAACTAACGAAGAAGCTTTACAAGTTCGGCTCACTAATGATCCAGATGCACCAGAAATAGTGTTGTCTGAAGAGGATTCGCTCAAAAATTATCCTCATGACTACCATGAGTTGATAGATATACTGAAAGCGCGCTATACAAACTTTAAGCAAAATAGCATTTTTCATGATCAAATGAGAACATTGAAGGCTGAGGGAGAGCGTTATTGTAAGGTTCGTAGGTTAGACCCTGATAACCCTAAAAGTATTAATAAGACTTTCTACCACAATAGGGTTATTGATCAGTTTGATCAATGGTATGAAAGAATCAGGGTTAAATAATTCACTTAATAAGTTGTTATATAGAGATTAGTATATCGTAGTATTTTAGTTTGCGTTGAATTCAGTGTTTATGTGCGATAAGAAGGCCTATGTATCACGCGCAGAAGCTGATAGTAGCGTTAGGTTTTCGGAGAAACAAGTATTAGATGAAGACATTAGTTTTTAAAGCCTGGAAGGATCCTGTTTTGAGCAAGGTTATTGCTTCTGGCTTACTGTTAGTATGCGGCAGCTTTGGAGCATGGTTTTTAGGTCTATGGCCAGAAATTTATGAGTTACTTCTGACAGTTTTGGAGTTGGTTGTCTATGAGGTGCAAATTCCTCTTTGGCTAATTGTTGTCTCTGTACCTTTGCTTATCTTTATTGTTCCATTAATTAGGTTGTTAATTCCTGAGCAAGAACCGCGTTTTTTGAAGTATCGAAGTGACAACATATTGGGCATTGATTGGTCTTGGGGTTGGTCTTCGCCAAACTTTCATAATGATAAATACTCAATTAGAGATCTGCATCCTAGATGCCCTAATTGCAAGTCTAGCTTGGAATTAAATGACTACTCAGGTCAGCTAGTACACTGTATAAACGATAGCTGTAATTGGCAATGGCAACAGCAAGGTAGCTTTAATAATAGGATTTCACACTCCAGTGAACTAAATCAGAAGGTATGGAATGTCATTGATAGAAAAATACATAATGGCGAGTTCAAAACCTAACAAAAAGCTGCACCTGACAAATATTGCTACGCTCGTTTTTGTGTATGTCGCGTAGCTCCATTTTACACAAAAATGTTCTCCGCATTATTTGCAAGTGAGCTTGGCGTTAATAAAGCGGCCATCCGGCCGCTTTCCACCATCACCGCCCACAGCCACCAATACCTTCTTTCCACTCTTCAACCGCAGAGCGTAACCATCGCAGCGGCATGAGTGTAACCGGATCTGGAAAGCCACGGTTTTGGCGCCACTTGTAGATGGTGGCTTTGCTGGAGATTTGGAACATCTCCAATACTTCTTTATGGCTGATCAGTTGCGGTGATGACTGTTCATCTAAGGTTGTAACTGGTTGAGATTTCTCGGGTGAAAGTTCCTGATTCTTTTCAGAATCCAACTGTGACGGTGTCACGTTAATGTCTGATTTAACACTATAAGAGACATCAACAGTAGGGTAGTTAGTGTAATTGTACATTTTGCTGCTCCTCATCGGCTTCGAACCAGGCATCTACGCCGTCTGTTTCAATTTCACCAGTGGCGCAGCAGTTGAGGCACTTTGCTTTGTCACCGTCATATAGCCATTCGTCATTGCCAAGTTCGGTTGTTACTTCGATTTTGTTACTGTCGCAAACTGTGCAGTTTAGCCACGTTATCCTAAGTTTCTTACTCATCACGATTTCCTTAATTCGGGTTGTTACTGGTATAAAGCGAATAACCGACATAAAAAGCAGCACAGCCGATGGCGTAAATGATTACTGGTAAATATTCCATCATGAAACCTCCGTTGAATTTGGTAGTAGCTGCGGATCGAAAATCCTTACCCGATTTGTTGTGTGCCAGCAGCGGGCGTCGCCTTTGAATAAACCGCCGGGCTTTAATTTGGCGCAGCCTTCGGGTAGTGATTCGCCGCAGTACTTGCAGGTGCCCAACTTTTCTTTGATTGCCGGAATTTCGGCGTAAACTCGGTGAATCATTAGTTGAAGCGCTTCGGCCTGATCGCATTCTTTTCCTGGTTGAGAAAAGAAAGTGCAGATCTCATCAAGCCGCTTTGACTCCATTGATTCCAAAGGAACGGGTAGGGTGGTTATCCCGCTTTCCTTTCTTCTATCCCGTAATCGTTGGGCCCGGCGTTTTCCTTTTTCTCGCCTTCGTTCTTCTTTATTCATGCCGCTGCCTTCTTAGATTTCTTACTTCGGGAAGCGGCTTTCTTATTGGGCTTAATTAAATGGCGAGCTTTAGTTAAACAGCTATCGAATACTTTGCCTTTGGCAAACGAAGCTGTATTTCGGTAGAAACGTAAAGCCTCATTAATACCGCGATCTATTTCCTCTGGCGGATAACCCTCTTCTTGGAGTTTTTTATCAATGTTCTTTACGATGAATGCCTCAATGCTGTTATTCACTGGATGTCTCATTGCACGATTTCCTTTAGGTGAATGTTTGTATTCAGGGTTTGATCTTGCAGGCTGGTCAGCCCTGCGTTATTCTTTATTCGAGCCTCGATGAGGACTCATTGCACGAGATGCCCCGTTTGGTTTGGTCACCGGACGGGGTTTTCTTTTAGGTGTATGAAGAAGAAACCTGAGCGACGTCATTAGTATTTCCATAAACACCGCAAATTAATGGCAGGTATTCAAACGCTACTGTCAGTTCGCCTTGGCGGTTATAGGCTGGTTGGCCGTGAGTAATGTATTTACCGTTTTTATAATCCTTCTCACACAAACAAGGTTTCCACCAAAACCGCCAATCCGCGGAAACAACGTTGCCGTATGCGTCTGGAAATTCTTCCTTCTCGCCAAATTCGTTTTCTAGCTGTTCAAGGTTTTTGGCTGCAAATATTTCGCTTTCTTCTCCAAACCAAATCGCCTTACGTCCTTGCAGAGTAACGTCAGTTATCATCTGTTTGACTTGCTTATTACTTTTCATAGCCGCTTAAATCCTTCTAAGTGAGCAGGGTGGTCAGCCCTGCGTTATTCTTTATTCGAGCCTCGATGAGGACTCATTGCACGAGATGCCCCGTTTGGTTTGGTCACCGGACGGGGTTTTCTTTTTTAACTTCTATGAATCGGATATCCGCCTGCGCGGTTAATCGGGAAGCCCCAATTCTTTTTGACATGGTCGAATACAAGTACTTTATTCGTACCTTCATGTTTCTTTTCCCAGCAGAGTGAATAGCGCGGGTTGTAATGAGTTGCACCATCCGGACGTCCTTCGGGGATGAGCATCTGAATATAGTCAGCCATTTTTTATGTCCTTATTTCAGCCTCGGTGAATCAGGATTTAATAATCACAAACTTCAATGTTGTCGCCGTAGATATTTTGCAGGCCGGAGATCTTGGTTTTTCGGCAGTAGAGTTTGTAGAAGTATCCGGCTAGGCCCATTGCGTGAGTGGCTCCGGAAATGCTGCCGCTGATCCGATTGTCAGATTCGCTGATATAGCCGATGTGGAAATTACCATCGGTTTCTCGGAAGTTGTAAAAGGTGACTTTGATATTATCGGACTCAAATTCCGGGTGTTTTAATGTCATGAAGATGGTGTCTTCACCGTGTTCATCCCAGTCAATTTCGATTTCATAGGCGTGGGCTTCGTGCGCTGATTCTTTCCAGCAGCGTTTAACTTCTTCCAACATTTCTTGAGCATCAAGCTCTTCCGGAACTGGGCTAAGTTCATTTTTCAATAACTCTTCAAGAAGTGGGGCTGCCTGCTGATCCAATGCCTGGCCGTATTTTTCTTGTACCAACTGGGCGACGAAGTGGTTGTACTCAGGAAACGAAACTTGGTTGAGTGAAGTCCCGATAGACATTTCGATGGTTCGGGTGAGTGATTTACCAAAATCACTGTAGCTTTCCATCGCTGATTTGATGGTAGATTGCATCAGTTTTTCCAGCTGGCCTTCAATCATCTTCTCGATAGAACCGTCGTCTATCATGGTGGCGAGCTTGGTTGTGACGATGTCATTGAGTTCTTTCATGGTCATTCCTTAGTAAACTTTAATGTTTAATCGCTATCAATCTTAGTTATCTAAGATTAACTGTCAAGAATTTGTTTTAGTTTTCTAAGAATTTTAAGCGTAAAAAAACCGCACAAAGCGGTTTTAAAGGATGAGGGAGGAGTGTGAGGGTAGATTGTTTAGTTAAAGGATCTACCAGAAAACACAACAACGCCAACGATGGTGCAGTTGCCGTTGATTGGGATAATTTGTTCAGGCCAATTGGGATTAGCTGGCTTTAAGAATTTTTGGCCACCTTCGATAATCAGCTGTTTGAAAGTTGCTTCATTTTTGTCGTCTAAACGGGCAACGATGTATGAGCCATGTCTCCATTCAACCTGAGGGTCAACGAAGATTAGGTCTCCATCACGGAAAATGGGCTCCATGCTAATGCCTTGTACCTTAAGAACAAAGCTATCATCACTGCATTTTACGGGGCAAGGGAAGCGAGAGGCCTCAGCTATGCTGATTTCTTCAATCGTACTCCAAGCTCCAGCTTGAACCCAGCTAATTAACGGATAATACCCCTTAATTTCTGGTCCATATGTAACATTAGAAGTCGCTGTCTTTTGTGTTGGTTTATCTTCACCAAAAAGAAGCCAGTCAGGTTGACACTCTAATGCCTTAGCTAGAGCAATAAGCTTTTCTCCTCGCGGACGTGTCATGCCATTTACCCATTGGCTGACGCCACCACTAGAGACTCCAGTAGCCTTGCTAATATCTACGCCTTTTAGCCCTAAGGCTTTCATGCGTTCTTTGATGCGATCTGCAATATCCATAATTTAAGTATTCTAAACCTTGACCGCCTTAGTTTCCTAAGTTTAGAATCTTAGTTTTCTAAGAAAAGGTGGTTTATGCGTAAGTCAGATGTGATCAATCACTTTAAAAAACGAGTCAACATTGCTGAAGCTCTTGGTATTTCATCGGGATCAATTTCCCAATGGGGAGATGTCATCCCTGAAAAACAAGCTCTAAGGCTTGAACACCTAACTAATGGAAAGCTCAAGTATGACAGTAGCCTATATACAAAAGCAGCTTAGTAATCATAAGCCAACCATTTGATTAAAGGTGATTACAAACAATCAGTTAAACCAACAGTAAGGATACAACCATGCTAAGTCTTAAAAGCGTTATGCGTAACGCTGTTGAAAGTTGGCGGTGTGAAGTGTCAAAGGAATTCATCGCCAATAAAGTCGCCAGTTTTTACTACAAAATGAATCTGCTCCATGAACCGGACGCGCCAAAAAAGCCGGTTCTCAAAGTCCCCGGGGCGGATGATGCCAACAATTCTCAAAACTTCTGGCGCTACAACGAACGGGTTTCCGCCGAGGCCAAGGCCAACATCATGGATCTGCTGCCTGCAATTTTGGTGGCAATGCCTAAACAACGTGCCTGTGATGCGCTCAATACCTTCCTCAATCCCCTCGGATTTTCCGTGGCAGCGATAGGGGATAACAACACCGCCTCGGGCCGTGATCGCCTGCTGGCTCAATTCACCAAGGAATCATCAGAAGCGCTGACCACGCTGTTGATGCTGCCCGAGAACGCCACGCTAGACCAACTCCGAGCCGCTTACAAAGAAGTGCAGGAGAGCGAGGGCTCTCACAAACCTCTACTGGGATATTTAGAGAACTTGATGGCGGGTAAAACCGCTTAAGGATTTCGTGCAATGAGTCTTTATCTAATTATCAACAGAGGCCAGCCACTATGAGCGTGAAAGTGATGTCGGCGGTATGGGATGCCGACAACCTCAAGGGAAACACCAAGCTAATCATGCTCTGTCTGGCTGACTTTGCGAACGACGAAGGGTACTGCTGGCCTAGTTTGGATCGTATTGCGAAGAAGTGCGGTATCTCTCTCAGTACGGTTAAATCTCAACTGGCGAACTTGTGTAAGGATGGCTTCGTCAGGAAGGAATTACGCAAGAAAACGACGGCTTCCGGAGAGATAACCAACGACACCAACATGTATTGGATCGATGTAAGAAAGCTACATGATAGCGAATCTGCCTCCGTCGAAAATTGCCCTAGGGCGAAATCTGACCTAGGCCAGAATTCGTTAAAGGGTAGGCCGGAGGCTGACCCCAAACCATCATTAGATCCGTCAGATATTAAAGATCCCCCTATAGTCCCCCAGTCGGGTGATTCTGGAAAGTCATCTGCCAAGCCAACACGCAAGCGATCCAAAACGCTCCTGCCTGCAGGCTTCTCGGTGACAGCTGAAATGAACCAGTGGTATGCCCAGCAGGGTTTCACGCTGGACGTTCACGAGGCAACGAACCAATGGGCCGACGCCATGATAGCCCGGGGATCGAAATACACCGACTGGATTGCTGCCTGGCGAAACGGCATGCGCAACGCCAACAAGTGGGCCAACGAGCGCAGCAGCAAATCAACCTCAGCCACCATGCGAATGGGTGCCAGCAATGGCAACTACGGACCACCGGAGGGTTACTAATGAACATCATGGATCGTTTATCCAAGGCCTTGCCAACTGCGATGCCGAAGCACATTCAGCCCTATACCGCTGAGCAAATGGCCGAGATTCGGGAACGCGAATCGATGGATTACCGCCGGCAGCTGGACGAAGAAAATCGTCAGGTGCTTGCTGCAAAAGCCATTGGCCGTTCGGGTATCAAGAAGCGTCATCAGGGCTGCAAGTTCGACAACTACTTCACCCACTACGAAGGCCAGCGTTTGGCTTATGCCGAGTCTCGCACCTTGCTGGATGACTACATCAACCGTCGATCTGCAGGGGGATTCATCTTCGCGGGAACCTCGGGCACTGGCAAAAACCATCTGGCCTGCGCCATCGCCAACGGGCTGTTGCAGCTGCGTCGGTCTGTCGTGGTGATCACCGTCGCCGAGCTGATGTTGAAGATCCGCGACTCCTACCGCAAGGATGCCGAGATCAGCGAAACAGAAATCATCCGCTACCTGAGCAGCGTCGAACTGCTGGTTATCGACGAGCTTGGCGTTCAGCACAACAGCAACAACGAACGGGTGATGATTAACCGCATCATCGACGAACGCTACACCCAAGAACGCCCCACAGGCATCATCACCAACCTCGAAAGCGACGACTTGGTGAAAACACTCGGGCGCGCCGCCATCGACCGCATCATGGAAGACGGCAAGTGGGTAACGTTCAACTGGGAAAGTTTCCGTCGCAAAGGGAGGGCCGCGTGATGCCGATATTAATCAAGAGCAACACGGCAGCAAGCGATAAGAACCGCTGGGGTACGCAGTGGGAATGTTTTTGGGATGCGCAGGCACTTTACGGCAGGCCTTTCGAACTGGATGTTGCCGCCGAGCCGGAAACCACAAAGTGTGCAGAGTTCTTTGTATCGCCGGAGTGGTTTTCCCGTCATCGGCTGTCGAACTATGGCCTTCATGGTCTCGAGACCTTCCGGTTCAACCCTAACAGCAAGATTGTCGGCTTTGATGCCCTGCAATGTGATTGGGCGCCGCACTGGTGGTGCAACCCGCCGTTCGACAAGAAGCCGGAGTTCATCACCAAGGCCGTCGCCGAGGCCAAGAAAGGCAACCCGGGCATGATGTTGTTGCCCTATGAACCGTTAACCGGTTGGTGGCTGCAGTATGTCGAAGGCAAAGCCGCCGCCGTTTATGAGCCCGATGGCCGCTACAACTTCGTAGAGCCAGACGGCGAAACCAAGAAGACAGGAGTCAACTTCGGTAGTGTGTTTGTGCTGTTTACGCCGGGGTATTTTCCTGTGACGCAGCGGATCCGTTTTAAGCGTGGTATTTCGGACGAGCTAACGATCAACTTTCGTGAAAAAGTGGAGTTTGCCGCATGAACACACAACAAGAATTCGACCAGGCTGTTGCAGGCCTGAAAACTCAGAAGCGATTAACGCTCAGTGCTGATACGCAATTTAACCGGGTAGTTTCTTCAGCGCTAGGGCTTGAGTGGTCCACACTCAGGGATTTGGAACAGCAGATCCAAAGCAAATTTGATTGCTTCGATACACAAACCGCCATCAGCGCTCGCTTGCGGGAAGTGAAGCCAAGCAACACCGGCTTAGTGAAACAGCGGATGTGTAAATCAGTAAACAGCAAATTGGTTCATTATTACCGACTGGTTCCAGCCAGCATGGTACCAACGCTCGAAGAGGCGGCATAAGAAGATGAAAATTGAAAAGTTGCTAGGTAAATTCGGAATGAAGGGGATCACCTACGGCCCCCGAACTGGCGGTAAAGCTTTGCTCAGCCTCGACGAGCAGCTGGCAGTAGTAGGCATTTCATGGAAGGAGTCACCGGTTGGCTTCCACATCCTGTTTGTAGAGTGCCTATCCGACAGGGATTCAGCCAGAGAGCTATACCAACTAACCTGGTTAGAAGCCGCCAAAGCCATGCAAAAATGGCGCGGCGTCTACCCACCCAAAGCCATCGAAGCCCTGTGCCTAACCGCCATGGCAGAAGCCACCCAACAACTCGGCCAACTCTGCCCCGAGTGTAATGGGGCGGGGAGGGTAACCAACAAGCATCGCGTCACCCGCAAGTGCCCATGCTGCAAAGAAGGCCGCATAGAGTGGACAACAGAAACCCGCTTCGCACTCTTCTGCCAGAAACTACCGATCACCTACTCACGCTTCAAGCGGTACTCAACAGTATTAGAGAAGCTGGTTGAATGGCTGGTAGGGCAGAGAACGGCCGCGGTGTTAGCACTGCAGGGCAGGGTGGAGCGGGAAGAAGCTGAGGTGTTGGAGGTGGCTTAGGGGAGGGTAAAGCCCCGTATTATTGAAGGGCAGTTTTCTTCAGGTTATTTCGGTAGAGGCCTGAACTTAAGTTATCTCAATATTTATACTCGTGGAATTTTAATAACGGCAAATTACTGTATTTATATACAGTAATTTGCTATTGTTGCTTTGTAGCGTTCAATCAATTCGTAACTGTATAGCTTAGGGCTAGGTAGTATTTATGTGATGATGTTCTCAATCGGAAGTATTTGCTTTATATCGACTTTATTTCATATTAACCAGATTAATCATTACAGTTATGATGGTCTCTATATATGTGTCTTAATGAGTATTAGCATGATAGAGACCAAGATTGGCAACATTGACGGGGATTCTTGGGAAGAACTCTGTCAGCAGGTCTACAAAAGAAGATATACCACATACCAAGAGATGGTAGCTTCTCCAGGCGATTGGGGAATTGAAGGGTATGTTAGAGGGGAAGGTATTGCTATACAGTGTTATTGTCCAAGTAAACTCTATTCGGCTAATGAACTGTATCAAAAGCAAGTCAACAAAATCACAAAAGATCTAAACAAGCTATCTGAATATAAAAAAGAGTTGCTGGATAGAATCGGAACTAATAAAGATGATTTAATAAGGCAGTGGATATTTATAACGCCCAATTATCAAAAAAATGAGATCCTTAAGCATCTTCTTAAAAAGGAAAAAGAAGTTAGAGAGGAAAACCTAGAGTTTATATCTCCAGATTTCAAAGTATTAATTCATACAATTGACGATTATCTAGAAGATATTGTTGCTATTCAAAGTTTAAAAGGTGAAAAATTATCACTGTCAGAATCTTATTGTCAAACAATTGAAAAGGTTGAAAGTCATGACGATTACTCTAATAATATTTACCGAAAAAACAGAGTAAGATGTACTAATAATGGCAATTACAGTGAAATAAAGCATGCTAAACTAAATGAGATTACCAAAGAGAAATTTATATTTGGTGATAAGTTGATTAGAAACATTGAAATTACCATACCAGAGATATATCAAGCAATGGCTGGTATAATAAACCAATATGAATCTGAGGTAGAAGAACTGTGTTGTACATGGTTTGGCTCCCATACTGAATTAATTGAAAAAATTAGAGATCAGCTTAAACAAAGACTAGTGTCTGAAGATAAAGTAAAGAATTCGATTTCTAATTCTGATATTGATGAAGTTGTAGACCATATGATATCGAAGTGGATTGCACTTTGTCCATTGGAGGTTGAATAGATGAGTGGGATTACGTTTACAAGAAGACCGATGCCTGTCATTCCAGACCATCGTCCAATGTATAAAATATCCTTATTGCTTCTTGTTTTAAAAGAGTGTTCAGTAGGTGGTAAATCATCTTTAATTAGGCTTCATTTATTCAACTGGGCATTAAAGAGTGAGCAACGAACAAAGCAATTGATATTATCTGCTGAAGAAAAACAGCTGACGTTTGATATATGGGGAATGGATCCAACAGTTAACTTTGCCATTAATCATGCTATTGCCAATGGGTTGATGATTAAAATAAGTACAGGTTACAAAATATCGTCTAAAGGCGAAGAGTTCTTAAGTAAGTATAATGTGAAAGAACAGTTCAGAGCCAACGAGTATTTTTTTAATGCAGTGAAGAAAAAAATATCTCAAAAAATGGTAGATCAAGTTGCATTGAGGTGGAAAAGTGAAATTTAGACGATTGAAAGTAAAAATATTTTCCGAAGGTGAGTGGTTTGGTTTTGAACATGAATTTAAAACTGGACTGAATATTATACGAGGAGATAACTCTTCTGGTAAAAGTACTTTAGTTAACTCTCTCATATACTCAATAGGTATGGAAGAGATTATTGGTAATAAAGGGCCATCTAGTTTACCTTATGCACTTAGGACTCATTTTGAGTTAGAAGGTAGAAAATTTGAAAATGTTGAATCAATGACTTTAATTGAGTTGGAAAACTCGAAAGGAGAAATTAAAACATTCAAGCGTTACATATCTTCACGAGATAAAGATTCAAAGCTAGTTCAAATTATTCATGGTGATTATTTAACTAAAGGTGAAAGTGTAACATTTGACTCTAGTCCAGTTTATCTTCATGATCCAAACTCAGCAACTAATGAAGAGTTTGGTTTTTTCGCTGCTTTCGAGAAGTTCTTAGGTTTAGAGTTGCCTGTTATTACCGACAATAAAGGAAATAGCAGAAAATTATATTTACAATATATATTTGCAGCATTGCTTATAGAGCAAAAACGAGGCTGGACAAATTATATTGCTAATACACCATACTACGGTGTTAGTGGGGTTGTTAATAAGACTGTTAGCTATTTGTTTGGTTTAGATACATTTTCAAATGAGAAAAAACTTAATGAGCAGTTTACTCGGAGAAATCAGATTACCTCAGATTGGTCTGAAATTGCATCTAATATTAAATTGACTGTAGCTAATGCACGCTTGATGGTTAAAGGCTTAAACATGAGGCCTGCGTTAGATTATAACCGACAAATGGTTTTAATCTGCCAAGGGATTGATGTGACGAAGTCAATACCTGCTTTAGTGGAAGAAGCACAAGCTTATCTAAAAAATTTAAATGAAAAGTCATTACAAACCATAACTAGAGAGCAACCTGATCTGGCGAATAAAATAGAAGACGTGCAAGCCAGAATTAGTGAGCTTTTAACTATGCAAAAGATTCATGGAGATGATGTAAGAATTAATGAATCTAAGATAAATTTATACCAAGAGTCTTTAAAAGATATTGAGGAAGAACTCGAAAAAAATAAAATGACAAATAAACTTAATAAGTTTGGTGCTGATTTTGGGCTTCCTATAGCTGAAAATGTTTGTGCGACTTGTCATAACCCTTTAGATGACTCTTTGACATCACCAGAAAATACGGTGATGAATATGACTATCGATGAAAATATTAAGTACCTTGAAAATCAGAAATTGATGATTAAAGATCTAATCGCTGGGTTGTATAAACATCTTGAGAAGAGTAAAGGTAACGTATTACTAATTAATGGTGAGATACGTGAAAAAACGAAAAATTTAGCCTCATTAAAAAGAGATATTAAATCAATCAATAATACATGTGAATCAGAAGTTAGAAAAAAAATATTGACCGAAAATAAAATTGAAGAACTTACTTTTGTTAAAGAAACGGTTGATAATGAACTTGATAAACTCACAAAATTAGCTGATGAGTATAAAGATTGTCAAAGTAAAATTCAAAAGATGAGTCGGTATGAGTTTTCATTCGCTGATAAAAACAAGTTAGATCAGTTTGAAACTGGATTTAGACAATTAGCTACAGATTTCGCATATAGAAGTGCTAAACCTGATGAAATTGAAATTAACCGAAATACTCTTGTTCCTTACTTAAGAGGTTTAGAATTAAGAGAGATAAATACAACCGCTGATATTAAGGCTGATTCTTCAGCGAGTGATTTTGTTCGACTAATTTGGTCATATCTGATTTCAGTTTGTAATGTCTCGATAAATAATAATGGAAATCACTTGGGAGTGCTGTTGTTTGATGAGCCAGCTCAGCATTCAATGAGTTTAATGAGTGTAAACCAGTTATTAAAAGCAATGGCTGGAATGAAAGAAGCGCAGTGTATTGTGGCGGCTTCATTTGAGCAAAGTGAGGAAGCTTTTGTTAAATCGACAGATGGTGTGGAGTTTAACTATATTAGACTACCAAGCAAGTTAATTGAACGTATATAAATTATACACCGATTATGATGAAGCTTCTGTATTTTGCTGTTGACTTATGGAAATCCAACCACGGACAGGTCTTGATTCTTTTATACATCATTGTATCTGAACAGGGTGAGAGGGAAGAAATAGAGGCATTGGAGGAATCTTAGCTTAAGGTTGAGATGAGGTAAGAAAAAAGGCGACATAGAGTCGCCTTTAAACTGTAAAATAAAATAAATTATAACTCTAACTCTTCAAATTCTTCAAATTCTTCAAACTCTTCAGTGTCAGTATTTTCTGTTGTCGATAAACTATTTAAGTAATCAATTAAATCATTGTTATCGAGCATTCCTAAGTATAATGATGTTTTCCAATTTTTTGATTGCTCACTATCTTCTCTTTCATGAATACGATGGTTTAATGCGATTCTAATATCGAAGTTTTTATTTTTAAGTTTATTTTTCCACTTAGTAAACTCTCTGTTACAAAAATCCATCACTCTTTGATTTAGTTTTAAAGCTCTTAAGTGTTTTACCACTCGGTCTCCAGATGGATTATCAAGTCCCCTCGGTTTCATGATTTTTAACGAAAATGTTGGTTTTTTAGTTTGAATTGAAAATTCAACCACAATTCTAAATTTGAACTTTGATAATATGTCTGAATATATTGGATGAACAAATATAGCTTTTTCATCCTCATCACAATAATATTTTTCACCTTTTGTTGGGGCACATCCTCTACATTGAGGAACTAGGTTATTTGGGTGAATAGAGAATTCTGGCCAGTTATCTTTAGGGATGAAGTGATCTAGTGTATCTGGAGAACGAGGATTTCCACAAAATGGACATTCAAGAAGTTCATGGTCATTTCGCCTTTCTAGTATAAGTTTTTTTAACCCCGCGGGAGGTTTTTCATAATACTCCTTCAGCAGGTCCTTATTATCAGTAAACTCACTATCGTCAAGATCATCAAGATAGTTTTCTATTAAATCATCATATTCGTCATATCTATCAAGCAATTCATTTTCAATTTCAACCAAATCATCGACATTTTCTTTTCTACACGATGTAGCTAAGTCTAGCCAAGTGCTATTTGAGTCAACTTTCATTTCGTCTAGAAACTTCACTTACTCATCCTCAACTTCGAAATCGCTGTCATGCGTTATTTTGGATGCTAAGTATGTTAAAGCTTCGTCACCCATTGATTTACTGTAAGAACTTAGAACCTCTTGAGGTGATTCATGTTTTTCAATAAGTTTATCTATCACTTTTTGAAATGGTTTTGGTGTAACATAATCATCAAATGCTTCACCTATAATTAACTCTAACGATTCTCCATATGTTTGGATGTTAGGAGTAATAACTTCAGTATTATTTTCTTCATTATGTCTTAATATAGTCACACCCTTTCTATCAACTTCTCTTGCTAGAACAGCAGAATGTGTGGCAATTATTGCATATGATGATGTTTCATTTAGTAAGAATTTAAGCATATTAATCAAACCTATTTCAAGGCTTGGATGAAGATATAATTCTGGTTCATCTAAAATAATTAAACTTTCATCTTCAATTTCTGCCACTATTGCTGGAAGCATATATGAATATATCTTTTGGCCTGAACTTAACTTTAAAGCTTCTCCATTCTTAATGAAAAATATGCCATCTTCTTTAACTATCTTGTTTTTTATTTCTTTAAATTGTTTATAAAGGTTGTTATCTATTTTGAATAACTCATCTTGATCTTTTAGCTTAACGGCTAGATGATCAAATTTAATGCTGAGGGAAAGGGTTTCTAACAACTTATTAAGTCTTGTGTTATCATTATCCCACCACCAATTATCGTCATCAAAATCCATTATTTTAATTAAAGAGTCAATGCTATGATTTTTAGGCCAGTCTTTATCAAAATTTCCGTTTTCTTTTCGGAAGCCAACATAAGCATATTCATTAACATTTAGTCTTCTTCTATCTTTGCTCTTTGGCTTTCTTGGTTTGCCATTCTTAGAATACTTTTCATCAATTTTATCGAGGATATCATCTTTTGTGTAAAAATCTTCAAACGGAGAGTATGCTACGACAATCAATTTGTGGAAATAAGGCCAGTCATCCCCGTGGCTTTTCAAACCTGTGATTGATTCTGTAAGAGATTTTAATAAGTGTGTTTTTCCAACACCGTTTCTACCAATAATTAGGTTAATGTTAGTTCTTTCAAATTCTCGTGAGTTGTTAAAGTAGAACTCTACAGGATCAATAGTATCAGACACATTATCTAATAAAATTTTAAATGACTTCTTGGGAACATAGTTACCCATGGCAATTTGATGGCCTTTTCTGAGAATTGCTTCCGATGCGGAGCCATCTCTCATTATTGAGCCATTAAACCCTGGCCAATCTTTATATGTGTTGTAATTGGAGTAAAAGAAACTTGCATCACAAATTAGTGAAAGAAGTTCGTTAATTTCATCTTTTTTGAGTATTTTTTTCAATATATTATAGAAGTCAATATCCAGAGGTAAGGAAACAGAGTCCTTTTCATTCATTACTCCTGTGATGTTGTATATTTTGGGTTTTTCTAACACACCTTTCTCTATGAAATATTTTGATGTGTCTTCATAGCCATTAATAAGTGTTCTTATATAGCCTAATTTATTTACTTCACCATCTTTTACATGATAAATCTTGAATTTAACAATGTAGTCATAGTCATTCCAAGCACTAGAGTGATTGGTTCCAATGTGATCTTGTACAAGGTGAAACCCATTATATGAGTCGATTGATAGTGTTTCGGAATAATATAAATTCATTCTCTTTTCTCAATTTTCTAAACAATTGATGGGAGTGCTACTTTTCAGTCGATATAAAATGTAGTGCTCAGTAAATTTTTTACATTCAGTGCCATGAACGCCGCCATTATGCCTTAAAAACTGGCATAAAATTTGTGTGATATATCAAGTTTATTCATCTTTCTGATAGGAAAGGCGCGTAAAATTAATGAATTAGCTGAATTGTAGGTTTCAGTCTGTGAACTGGAGTCTAGTTAATTGTACAAATTTCAACCTGAACGTTGACACTCACCCCTAAACGATGCATGATTACCACGTTGGAAAACCTCGCCTGATGGCGGGGTTTTTTCGTTTTAGCACTATCAACATGAATTGGCGCTTCTGGCTTTTCGGTCGGCGGCGCTTTTTTGTATGGGTGGAAAGCATGCAGGAAAAGCTATCTTCGGCGTTGTCTTACCTTTGCGCCTGGCTGTTGGCTTTCTTCGGGGCATTCTCACTGCAAGATTGGGCAACCATTATTGGTGTGGGGTTGGCGATTGGTACGTTCTGTATTAATCGCCATTACCGGAAGAAAAGCTATTTGTTACTGCGGCAGCACCCTCAGTTGAGGGAGCTGTATGAAGATATCAATAGTTAAACGTTGTGCGGCTGTTGTTATCCTTGGTCTGTTATCGGTTCTGCCTTCCGACACACTGAAAACCAGTGATGCCGGGCTGAAGCTGATAATGGACTATGAAGGGTGCCAGTTAAACGCCTATCAATGCTCTGCCAATGTCTGGACTAACGGTTATGGCCATACGGTTGGGGTTACGCCGAATTCGGAAGTAACCCATGAACAAGTGGTCGGGAACCTGGTTAGCGATGTGCAGTCGGCAGAGGCTGTGGTGGATAGGTGGGTAACTGTTCCCCTTGAACAGCATCAGTTCGATGCGTTCGTCAGTTTTGTTTTTAATGTCGGGGCAGGGAATTTTCAGCGGTCTACGTTGTTGAAAAAGCTCAATGCCGAAAACTATACCGGCGCCTGTAACGAGCTAACCCGCTGGGTGTATGCCGATGGCAAACGCCTGCAAGGGTTGGTTAGGCGCAGGAACGCGGAAAGGGAGGTGTGTTTGAATGTTCACCCGCTTTAACCCGCTTTCCGGTAACTGGTTTGGTGTCGGGCTTGGCATTTCCCTTGTTGTCAGCCTCTTGTTCAATTATTCCCAATCACATATCAACCAGAACCTGAGTACACAGCTCAAGGCTTCACAACTCATTGTTGATTCACTCACTGCCAAGAACCATGCACTGGATAACCAGCTGCAGGGGTTGGTGCAGGCGAGGGATGCGGCTCAGCTGGCCGCGGATAAAACTCAGCAGGAAAATGAGAAGCTAAGGCACGATGCCCGGGTGCGTGTTGATGAGGTTCGGACGGTGATACAACATGAAGATTGCTATTCCCAGCCTTTGCCTGGCGCTGTTACTGAACGGATGCACTACTACTGAAATTGTTACTGAATACCGGGAGGTGGTGGTTAAGCCTCCCGCTTCAGACCTTACCTTATGTTTACAGCCGTTTGATTCGCCTCCCGCCACCTATGGCGAGGCAGTCGAACGCGATCCTTTATGGTTTGCCTCCTGGAAGGAGTGCGCCAATAAGATTCAGCGTTTGAGAACCTTTTACGGTTTCCCGAACGCTTTACCAAATACGGGCGAATAAGTCATATCAAACTGGGTGGTCGTCCACCGTAATCTTAAGTCGCCCGTTCCTTTTTTTATATCGATTTATCTAATTACCACGAGCGTGGAAGCGTTGGTGCCTCGCTGTGTTCATTGTTAGCTAAGACCGTGATCAGCCTGCAAGCTGTATCTCCTTGAACGAGAGCGCAATGAGTCATTCAAAAAGGCACAAGCAGGGCTGAAAGAGCCTCATTGATGGAAACGTCAGCCAGATGCGAAATGGGCGTGACACCCGGAGAGACGGGACTAATCCAGAGAAGTAAGCATGACGGCTAAGTATATAACGAAGCGATTACGTATTTCAGACCGTTCGATAGAGCGCCATCTGTCGAATATGGAGATCACCCGGTTGCGGGATGAACGTTATGCCCTTGAGTTGAGGTTTCATAAAAGCCGGAAAAGTGGTTCGTGGTACCTGGTTGATAAGCGTAGTAACAATGGCCGCAATGGTCGGGCAAAGTGGGAGCGATTAGGCTGTTGGCCGCAGCTGAAAGCAAGCGCGTTGTTCGAGTTGTTGCCGTTGAAACTGGCGCAGATGGCCACTCAATCAGAGACGACGATAAGCGACTGGCTAACGTTCGGTGATTGCCTGCGTTGGTATGTGGAGCATGTGAGTTCTTCAAAGCAAATCAGTACCAGTCGGCGCAATGCGGTGAAATCGGTCATCACCAAGCATTTGCTTCCTGCCTTGGATGAGCTGCCTTTGGATGGTGTTAAGAAGCATCACATTAAGCAGTTGGTGATTTGGCCGTTGCAGGAACAGTATGAGCTGCGAACGGTGAAAGGGTATTTCGCTATCTTGAAAGCGGCGTTTATGCAGGCTTCTCGTGAAGAGCTGCTGACTCATAACCCGATGTCGGCCATGCAGTTTGCTGATTTCATTCAGGCTAAGGCCAAACCCAAAGAGGGCAAGCTACACCCGCCGATGGTGAAGCCGTTGTTTGTGCATCTGCAATCGCTGCTATGGCCAGAACGAATGCTAGTGCTGATGCAGCTGGCCCACGGCACCCGAATATCTGAGACCAGGTTGGCGCGATGGTGTCATATAGATTGGGATAACCGGCTTTGGCGTATTCCTGCCAGTCACACCAAAACCAAAGAAGCATTGTATTTGCCATTGACCGAACAGGTGATTGCATTGCTCAGGATATATCAGGCTACGCAGCCTAAGGGCAGTTTGCTGCTGTTTCCGTCTTCGAATCTTAAAGAGGCTATTGGCAAAGATGCTGCTAATGATATCTACCAGAAAGCCAGCAACGGTGAATGGACCAGCCATGACTGCCGAAAACTGGCTCGTACTCGTTTAGCTGACCTCGGCGTTGATAAGTTCGTGGGTGAGCGAATACTGAATCACAAACTGTCTGACCTTGATCAGGCATACATTCATACCACTACTGAATCCCTCAAACGTGAAGCCCTGCAAACCTACCATTCTTGGTTAGATTTGCAGGGTTTTCTTATTTTTCATGGGAAGACAGAGGGAAGATCCGAAAATAAAAAAAATCTCGCAAAGCCAGAAACAGCAAGGGCTAGCGAAGAGTTTGCCGATTTAAACTAAGAGAAAATCGGGAAGGAAATCGTGCTACAGAATTTCAAAGCCTCCAAATGAGAAAAAATCACCGGAATCGATGAGGGCGATTTGCTGAATTGAGTCATTTTTGATTGTGAGTGTGTTGTCAGTAGCGGAAATCGCCGGGCGAAATCGGAGTGGATCATTTCGGTGTCGAAGATGATCAATTTGATCGCTTTTTACCGCGTTTTGAGGGTTAAGGTACTCCCTGCTGGGGCACGTTTTCAACGGGGCATAGACTCGCACGGTCCGACAAATTTTTTTTTGAAAATAGTGGTGTTTCCGCTTCCGCATTTTAAAGGAGTTATTAAGTAATGAGTATAAAAGCAGTTTCAAACATATTAGGTGTTACAGAACGTACTGTTCGAAACCAGAGAAGTAATGGTTACGCCTTGGTACGCAAGGATAACGGCTCGGTTGACGTAGAAGAATCAGTACGATCATACGTGAAGTTTCAATCGGATATTATTCGCCAGCTTAACGCTGTCAATGGTCGAAATTCGAGCGGAAACAGCGGAAGCAGTGGAAACAGAGAGGATGATTTTTCGGGTAAAGATTGGAAAGAAGAGAAGGATAAACAGGCCGCTTTACGGATGAAGCGTCAGAACGATTTGGCGATGGGAGAGTTGATTCCCGTAGCCGCTATGGTTGACCTGTATATCGAGCCGATGACGCACGTGAAAAACAAGCTTTTAGACATACCCAACGAGCTTCAAAAGCATTTTCCGATAGAGCCTGACAACTTAAAGGTCGTTGATGAAGTAGTGAGAAACGCTCTCTATAAATTAGACGAGAAGGATGGCGATGAACTTTAATCTGTTATCCAAAACGTTATCAAGCGCCATTCGGAACATTATGGTGCCGCCGCGGAAGACGGAGATAATCGCCTGGACGAATAAGAACGAAAACCCTCTCGCGCAGATCTACTCACCTAAGCCATTTCAAAAAGCATGGCTGCAGGCCATTGAATCACCCTACATTGAGAAAATCGTACTGTGTAAAAGTGCCCGTGTTGGGTATGCGATTTTCGTCAATACGGCGATGGCCTGGGTAATCACCAACGACCCGGGCAATATTATGATCGCCCAGAATACCGAGGGTGATGCCGAGAAGTTCGCCGTGCGAGAGGCCGGAAAGGTATTTGCTCATTGCGATCCTGTTATTCGTCGTATGCAGGGGAAGAACACGTCCAAAGAGAAAAGCTTTTTCGGTGGTGAGCTTTGTATTGTTTGGGCGACGTCTGCCAGCTCGTTCCGAATGCTCACAATCAAGTACCTCTTTATGGATGAGGTATCTGGTTGGCAGGATAACGTTGAGAAAGAGGGTGATCCGGTTGAACTGGCGATCACTCGAACGGAGACTGAAGCCCAGCGAAAAATTGTATTGGGCTCGACACCGAAAGAAGCCGGTACTTGTAAAATAACGCGTGAGTTCGGGCTGACCGATCAGCGTTTCTTTTATGTCCCTTGTCCTCACTGCGCTCACAAGCAACGGCTTAAGCTCGAAAACTTCCGCTATGATCCTGACGATTATTCCACGGCTCACTTTGTCTGTGAGGGCTGTGGCGAATCCATCTATGAGCATCATAAAAGCAAGATAGTAAAAGCTGGCGAGTGGCGGGCAACAAGGGAGTTTACTTGTTGCAACACTCATCAGGAGCCCAGCCAGTGGGACGAAACAGGTTCCGCGCTTTGCTGCAAATGTGGCAAACCGGGCGACAGAAACGAGCGGGGGAAAATCGACGCAGGCTTTCATATTTGGTCGGCCTACAACGATAACCTGAACACTGCGCTTCCTTCTTTGGCGAGTGAGTACGAAAAGGCGAAGAAAGAGCCTCAGAAAATGCAAACCTTCATGAATACGAAGGTGGGTGTTGAGTACTCAGACGTAAGAAGTACCCATAAGCTCAGTAGCTTTGAAACGATATATACACGCCGTGATCATTATTCTCCGCTGGACTACTTGCCTGAGGAAACGCTTTGCGTTTTGGCTTCGGTGGATACTCAAACTTATCGCTTGGAATATCACTTCTGGGCCGTAGGTGCTCAGGGGGAGATTTGGGCCATTGATTATGGAACGGTGCAAGGTGATCCAGAAGATGAGCTGACTCAGAAGACACTGGTCGAACGGTTGAGTCGGCCGTTTATGTTGAAAGATGGTCGCCAGATATCGAGTCTGGCTGTGGTGATGGACTGTAATGGCCATGCGTGGAAATCGATGTTGGAGTTTTGCGCACCCTACAAGGGGTGGATTTACGCGATACGAGGTGAGGTAAACAGTAAGTCGAAATTCAAACCCGAACTGACACTCACATTTAAAGTTCACCCCGAGGTGAAATGTGAGTATCGAAGCCTGAATGTTCACCAGTTAAAGAACCGCGCTGCAGAACGATTGAATATCGAAAAGCCCGGGAAGAACTATATCCATTTCCCCGTTAGTGATGTCTTTGATTTGACCTACTTCCAAATGCTCACCTCTGAGCAGCTCGTTGGCAGTGGTGTTAAAGCAGCGTGGAAAAAGAAACCTGGTCAAAAGCGAAATGAGCCATGGGATCTATTGGTGTATGTCCTTTGGCTGTATGACTTCCTGCGCCCGGTGATTAGGGAAGCGACTCAAAACACTCCCCTTGGATTACTGGAAGGCAGCACTCAGACCATGAGTGCTGAAGACGAACAGGCTTATTCCGATTGTTATGAATTATCAGATTATGAGGCTTATTGATGCAGATTTACGCCAACGCGGAGAACTTGCAAATAGTCCAGAACGCTATTACCGAGTTAGTTCAGGGGAAAAGGCAGGTAAAGGCGGAGTACGTTACGGCAGATGGTTACAAGAATAGTGTTGAGTATACCAGCGTTAGTTTAAACGAACTCCGGCAGTTAGAAGCCGATCTGCAGCAGCAATTGCAGCCTGCTGTGATCATGGAATCGATTGATGTGGAGATAGAGTTTTGAGTTATTCAGCAGTAGCCAAGTCGGCGCTGTTCTCTGATGCTCAACTGCACGATAACGAAAAGAGTGAACAGGCGCTCAACAATGAGATAAAAGCCAGTCACCACCTGATGCGAAACAATCCCATTGTTCGTATTGGGGCCACTCGATTTCGCGCTAGCTGCATTGGTGGCGGAGCAAAGCCGGTCTTTTCACCCGATATATTTAGCCCCGAGTTTCTTACCCGTTTTGATCACTGGATGCATTACTGCGATTTCAGCGGGCATTCCAACTTTGCAGGTGTGCAGGCCTTGGCGGTGATGACGGCCATTATCGAAGGGCGGGCATTCATTGTCAGGCGTCGAACGCTTGATTTCATTCCGCTGCAGTTGGAGGTTGTCTCTCCGCTTAGCCTGGCTTCGGAGCTAGATAGGCCGGGAAGGGGTAGCTACATACGCGGCGGAATTCTTTATTCGAAGAACGGTAAACCCAAAAAGTACGCTTTCTACAAGCTACCCAGAGACCATCCTGAATTTAACGAAGAGTCGGTGAACTGGTTACCCGCCAGTGATGTTATCGATATTCGGGATGTTGTTCATCCGGGCCAGTCCAGTGCTCAGCCGTGGATTTCGGCAGGTGCCGACTTCGCCAAGCAGTACAAAGATAACCAGACGGTTGAGATTAAGTCGCGCATGAAGCGACAAGGCCAGCAAGTGTTTGCCTTGAAAGAAGGCGATGTGAGTCAGACCGGACAAGCGCCCAAAGCCGGGCAAACCAATCAGCCTCAAAAACTGGTTCATCGTGTTGGTGGGCTGACGGTTCTGCATGGCATCAAAGATATCAAAACCGCATCACCGCCTGAAATCGCCGGGAACTACCAGGAACATAACAACCAGGTGCTGCGAATGGTCGCAGGCCTGTTTGGTATTACCTACGAGATGCTGACTGGGGATTTAACGCAGGTTAACTACTCATCGATCAGGGCGGGGATGATCAATCACCGTCGTTTCATCAGCCAGCTTCGGGGCATTTACTTAGAACCCAGTTTTAACCGCATTATTGGTTGGTTCTGCGATGCCTACCACCTAACCGATGGACCTGATCTGCCGGACTATTTTGTTAACCCTTACGCGTACATCGCTCCGGTTTGGATTTGGCCAGAGTGGGAAGAGATTGACCCACTGAAAGCTGCCAAAGCGCTGGTGTTGGAATTGCAAGAAGACATCACCTCACTAGAAAAAATCGCCAATCAGCGAGGCAATACGCTCGATCAGCATCTCGACAGTGTGAAGCGAAGTAAAGATGCCGCTGAACAAAGAGGAATCGTAACCAATGAGACATCTGCTCCAGTTGATGACCAGCAAACCGATGATGATGACGATTGATGCCCATCAAACGTATCACAACGCGCTAATCGATTTTTACAAGAACCCCAAATTATATGCCGGCGGAAACGAACGTTCAGAGCGTTCTGATACGACTTGCCACCTGTCTGTATTCGGACCGACGACTCATCGTTTTAGTGGCCTCGACAGTAACTGCGAGCGTGTTCTGAGTTACCGCGATATTCGAAGCCAGATGGCAGGCCTGCGTAATGATGCTGATGTAGCGAAAATCTATATCGAGTTTGATGGCCCGGGTGGTGAAGCCGCAGGCTGCTTTGATTTGGCCGATTACATTGCGGAGATTGCCCAGGTTAAGCCAGTTATTGGTTTCATCAATGGTGCTTCGTATTCAGCCAACTATGCGCTGGCCAGTGCCTGCTCAGAACTCTATGCCAGTCCACATAGTATGGGCGGTTCAATCGGTGTTATCCGCGGGCGCCTGGAGGTGGAAAACGACAAGCGGAAGATGACGTATTTCACTTCGGGTGAGGCTAAAGCAGATGGAGCTCCGGAAACCAAGCTTGATGATGCTGAGTCGGAAAGGCACCAGGCCATGGTCGATGAGTTAGCCGGTAATTTCTTTGAGTTGGTTGGCAAGAACCGCCAGCTCCAACCCGATCACGTTGAGTCGCTAGAAGCCAATATATTCACCGCTCAAAAGCTGTTGGATCTGGGGCTTATCGACGGGATTAAAACAGAAGAGGAAATCAAATCCATGATGACCAATGCAACGCATCAGCGAATTGTTGATGAGCTGAACCTGAAACACGCTGAAGAAACGGCATCGCTGACTGCTCAGCTTGAGAAGCTGCAGGCTGATGCAAAAAGCAATGGCGAGAAGCACACAGAGCTGCTGGTTCAGGTTGATAAGTTGGCGAAGTCGGCTGGGGTGGGTGACATTGCTGCTCAGCTTGTTGCTGAAGGCGAAGATCTTGAAGGCGCCAAAGCCAAAATCAAGGCGGAAGCCGCAAAGCGTGATGAAGAAATTTCACTTGTCGGCAGCCTTGATGGTGATGACGACAGCTATGACATGTTGAAACTGATTGAGGAAGCGTAATGATTTCAACAATCACTAAACCAGTGTCTCAGGCACTGATCCTACTGTGGACTCATCCTTGCGGCGAGATGAGTAATAAAACCATTCCTAATGCCGTTACCGCGTCACTCTATTCTGTTGTCGATAAGGATGGCAACGAGATTGACCCAACCGCTCAGGGGTTTGATGGGACCACGGCCTACGGCGTTCATGTGGGGAACGGCCAAGTCTATTGGGCTCACTCTGTGTTCAACGATCTCTATATCAAATGGCCTGCGGGCATCACTGAAGCTCAAAAAGCCAAGGTGATTGAGCAGTTGGAAACAACTTTCCTAATCATTAAACAGGACTAACACCACGATGGATAAAATTTTTGACCATGAAGCGTTTTCCTTGGTGGCGCTTACAACCGGCTATAACTCATCAACGCCGATTGAGTCTGATGTGCTCAATATGTTCAAGGTTGAGAACGTTGAAAACCGCCAGGTGATGATTGTTAAATCAGGTAACGAGCTGCAAGTCTTGATGCCGGGTGAAATCGGCCAGCATCCAAACATCGACAAGCACGATCCTGAATCAGCGGTACCTGTTAGCCTGATCCGTTATCCGTTCGATAGCCAGATCGTTGCAAGCGAGCTAAACCGCATTTCGTCGTTGCGCGATAAAAAGTTGCAGGCCCAGGAGTTAGCCGGTTTAGTTAAAACCAAGATGGGTAAGCACCGCGATAACCACCGTTATACATCAGCCTTTACTGCGTACTCGGCCCTAAAAGGGCGGGTTAAGAACCGTAAAGGTGTTGTGATGGTTGATTTGTTCCAGGTGTTGGGGGTTGAAGAGCGTAGAATTGACCTTAAGCTGGGGACCGAAGGGACTGATGTGCCTAAGCTGCTGAAGTCTATATCGAAAGAAACCAAGAAGATTGCCAAAGAGCATGGCCACATGATGATTAAAGGTGTGGCAATCCGTGTCGGTCAGGATCTGATTGAACGGATTATTAGCCATAAGAGCATCAAAGAGTTTTATGGCCCGGAAGCACATCCCAAGCTGCAGGTTAAGTTTGCCGATGATCCAAGTGGGATCAGTCTTTGTGGTTTGACGTTTATCACCGATGAAGCGGATGAAGTAGCTGAAGACGGTGCATCATACCCACTGGGTGTGAATGGCGTATTTGGCATGCTGCGTGCGCCAGCCGATGTGCTTAGTTCCAGCAGCGCATCGAAGCGTGAGTGCCACATTACTACTGAACCGATGCCGCACGATGAAGGCTTGGAAATTCGCTCGCGTTCTATCTACCTGCCAATCACTCGAGACCCGGCACTGTTGTGTGCGGTTCATTCATCAAACTAATCTGCTTTTAAACAGGCAGGGAACAGCGGCCCGGTTCAATAGGACTGGGCTTTGTTTTAATGAGTGGAAGGCGGTGCTAGATGTCAGTTGATAATGTTGCCCGGCAGGCCAATGAAGCAATCATTGATGCATTCAGCAATGTGGATGTTATCGCTGATGGTCATGAGCCTGTGCGGGGCATTTTTACCAGTCCCAGTGAAATCGCAAAGCTGGATGGTGGCGGTTTTGTCGATGCGCAGCGGGGCACTTTGATTGTGAAGTCTGCCGAAGCTGGGCATTTAGAGCGGCGAACGGCCATTACTCTGCAGTTTGAAAACGGAACACGTCAGAGTCATTTGGTTGTGCTGCCGGAGAACGATGGCTCAGGCCGTTTGAAGTTAGCGCTAGGGCAGGAAAATGTCGGAGATACTTCTTCCAACCAACCTGAATCGTCTTCCATTTCATATTGATGTTGAAGAACTGGAAGCGCTGAAAGACATTCATGGCGCCACTGAAATGCAGATGAGGGCGGCATACAACCGAGCGTTGGGGCGAACAGCAATAACCCTTCGATCACTCACTAATAAAAAACTGCGTGATGAAATGGGGATTAAATCGCTAAAGGCGATCAGGAAACGGTTTCAGCATTTCAGGCTAAGAAGTCCCAGCAAACAGAAGAAGTTTGATGAGCTGAAATTGTGGTACGGGATGAACGATGTCTCGGTGGGGTATTTGAAAGGAAGCATACGTCGAAGAGGAACTAAAAAGTCACCAAACGGCGCTGTGTTTAAGCCCAGGGGCAAGATGCCTAATCAGACTTATGACGATGGTTTTATTACTCGGTTGTATAACCGGCGCTCTATCTTTACCCGCAAAACAGCTAATCGATTTCCGGTTGTAGAAGCCCGGGTTCCTGTTGCTGATGAGCTTAACGCCATGATTGAAGATGACATCTATGAACGTTTGCCGGAGATCTTCCTCAAGCACTTTGAAACTGACTTAAAAGGTCGGGTGAAAATGGGTTTGCACAAGAATAGCTGGAAGAAATATGGCTAAGGAGCTGACGTGAGTGATGGTATCCATTTAACGACGTACCATAATGCGGTAAAGACTTGGTTGGATGAGCAGCTGCCTTGGTTGAAGGTGGTTGATTGCTATCCGGAAGTGAAAAAGACACTTCAGACACCATGTGCTTTCTTTGCGGTATCGGATTGGGACCGTGCTGACAGCCAGCCGATGAACGGACAGTTATGCGTAACGCTGAATTGTGAAATTCTGGCTGTTCTCGGCATGGCCGATGCGCAGTATCAGCTTGAAGTACGTAATGCCGCAATGGCTATCGGGCTGAAAATTGAAGGTTCTCGTTTTGGCATGCCAATCAAGCCAGCAGTGTTTGTTAGCGCCGAGCCTGATGCATTTCAGCCTGAGCTGGATGAGTATGCCGTGTGGTCTATTCGCTTCAATCAAGACATTGAAGTGGGCGAAGATGCCTTTAAGCCGGAGGGCTTAACGCCGACTCAGGTTGTTGTGGGGTATTCGCCCGATATCGGCAAACAGAACCACGACAAGTATGAACAGGTGATCCCGGATGTCTGATAATCCAGAGATGAACTACATCGTCCGTGATATGCAGCGCCGCATGGCAAATATGATCAAACGCGGGCGTGTTCATAGCGTGGATTTCAAGCAGAAGCCGCCCCGGGTGAGAGTGGAATACGCCAAAGGGGCGGTAACCGGCTGGTTGCCTTGGGTATCTGGTAGGGCATCGAGCAAGCACCGAGTTGACTGGGAGCCGCTGGCAGTTGGCGAACAGGTGATCATTTTGTCGGAGTCCGGAGAGCTCTCGGCAGGCGTGGTTATTCCTGCTTTGTCCGATGCAAAAAGTCCCGTTCCCAGCACCTCAACTGATGAGCATGTCAGTCGCTATGAAGACGGTACCGAGATCAGCTATAACCGCGCCAGTCACAAGCTCACCATTACGATTGGTAGTGGCGGGGATGCCGAGTTGACCTGCAAAACCTTCCATATCAATGCCGATATCGAACATTCCGGAAACCAGAATACCTCTGGTGATATGACGGTGAAGAAGAGTGTCACCGTTACCGAGAATGTGTCTGCAGGTATGGCCGTGAGTGGTAAATCTGTTGCCGATTCAGTTCGAACGATGTCGGCAGACAGGGAGATCTTCAACGGTCATGATCATCAGCATGGTGATCCGAAAACCAGCCAGCCAAATCAGCAACAGTAAGGCACGTTATGAAGGGAATGAATGCATCCACAGGTAAGCCGCTGGAGGGGATTGCGCACCTGAAACAATCAGTGCGGGATATCCTCACCACGCCTGTTGGCTCCCGCGTTATGCGCCGCGAATACGGTAGCCGGTTGTTTGAGTTGATTGATAACCCGACGAACCCTGAAAGCATCGCCGATATTGTGGCTGAAACGGCTCAGGCTTTGAAAAAGTGGGAAAAGCGGCTTGGTGTTACCCGGGTGTTTGTTGCTTCCGCTAAACCAGGGGCAGTGATGTTAACGATAGAAGGGCGATACAAGCCCAACGGCCAGCCAATCACCCTGGAAGGGATTGAGGTGAAGTGATGGCAAATGTGAATGTAGACATGAGCCAGCTGCCGAAACCTGCAGTGATAGAAGAGCTGGACTACGAGCAAATCCTGCAGGAATGGGTGGCTCGATATAAAGAGCTGGATCCGGATTATCAGGATGTGAATGAGTCGGATCCGGTTTACAAGCTGATGGAAGTGGCAGCATTCCGCGAGATGGTCCTTCGCCAGCGGGTGAATGATGGCGCCCATGCCACAATGCTGGCTTACGCGATTGATGATGACTTGGATGTGCTCGGGGCCAATTTCGATGTTAAGCGCCTGGTGATTGATGAAGGGGATCCGGATGCGGTGCCGCCAAGGCCTCGTGTCATGGAATCAAACGAGGCATACCGTTATCGGATCCAGCTGTCTAACCGGGCCAAGAATACGGCAGGTAGCGAAGATGATTATGAGTTCTTCGCGCTGTCTGCTGACGGTCGGGTGAAGAGCGTTAGGAGCTTTTCTCCCAAGGGGACGCTGACGGTGATTGTGTCGGTGCTTTCCCATGAGGGAAACGGCACGGCCAGTGTTGAGCTTCTGAAGATCGTTGAGAGTAACCTGAGCCCGAAAGGTACCAGACCGCTGAGTGATGAAGTGGTGGTGCAGGGCGCCACGATTAACGAGTTTGCCGTAGTGGCAGAGCTTGAGTTATTCCCCGGACCCGATGAAGCCGAGGTGCTTAAAGCTTCACGCAGGCAGTTAGATAAATGGTTGGCTGACTCGCACCGGCAAGGATTGGATTTAACCCTTGATGGTTTCTATGCCGCTTTACGCGTTCCCGGTGTTTATAAGGCGCATTTAACCTCTCCAGCGGCTGACATTATCAATGATCAGTTCAGTGCCGGTTATGCCTCAAGCATCACGCTGACGGCGAGGGTGACGACATGACAAAGCAATCACTGCTGCCACCCAATGCCAGCAAACATGAACGAGACGTAGAGGCGGTGATTTTACCGCCTCTCTCGTTTCCAAACCGCGACATTTGGAACCCGGATAAATGCCCGGAGCACTTATTGCCGCACTTGGCGTGGGCGCTGTCGGTCGATAACTGGGATTCAAATTGGCCTGTCGAACGAAGGCGGCAGGTGATCAAAGACAGCATCTACATTCACCGCAAGAAGGGAACCCGAGACGCTGTCGAGCGGGTAGTCAGCGCTATCCGAGGTGACGGTACCAAGGTTACCGAATGGTTTGAGGATAAAACCAACCTGCAACCGGGTGATTTTCGGGTGGACTATGTCTCTACAGGCACCCCGGTTGATGGCGCCGAACTGGGCAAGCTTGTCCCTGTCATCAATTCTGCCAAGAACGTCCGCAGTTCGTTAAAAGAAATCACCATAACCAGCCGGGTGGAAGCGCCCGAAAAGCACATCGCTATGAGCCGACAGGCGATAGCCATGAAAGCTGGGCCATGGATTATCACTTCAATGGTCAGTTCATCAAATAACGGGATGGCTTGCATTTCACGTCAGGCTATCCAAGTGCGCTCAGGGCCACTGCCTTTAGTGTTGGAGTAAATCAATGACATTACCTGTACCAGAGAGCCAGCAGCAATATGGCTCTGTCCTCACCGTGCTTGGCGAAAATGCCGAGCAGAACGGTAAGTTGCTAAACAAGCAACTGGAAATCACCCATATGGCGATTGGGGATGCCAACGACCTGTATGTGCAGCCAGATCGCAAGCAAACAGCGCTGGTGAATGAATTAGCTCGTATTGAGGTGAATTCGGTGGATGTTCTTCAGCCCACGCCAGATAGCGTTCCCATGCTGAAGGTAGAAGCGATTCTGCCGGATGAAGTAAACGACATCGTTATCCGTGAATTTGCCGCTGTAGCCACATTCAATGGCCAGACATATTTCCACGCTATCGGTAACTGTGCCCGGGTTTATGTGCCGCCGCCAGTGAATAACGGTAATGTGAATACGCCAGTTACCTTGGAAATGATCTTCGTCATTACCAGCGCCGAGCCGATTGTCGAGATTGACCCGCATGTGGTGACGGCAAGTCGGGAGTGGGTAAATAAAAATATAGAATTTGCATCATCTGATTTGCTTGGTGGGAACATATGGCCCACGAATAGCAAGTATTCAATTAAGGTGAATGACGTAGTAGATGACGATTGTGATTACTTCAGAATTTCAGGTAAAACTTGTCATCTTGTTCCATCACCGAGTATTGGTAATGTTGTAAAAGAAATAAACCCTGATAAACAAGAAGTTGTGTTCACAAACCCAGATTTGGTATCTATTTATTATCCAGTATCAGCAGAGAATACTGTCAAGCTGTCATCATTTGGGGCGGTTAAGTCACAAACACCTGATTTACTTATCAAATCAATTAATGAAGCTGCACTAAAGAAAGCCGTAGAAGCATTAAAGATATATCGCGGTGATATTGTGGAGGCTGCTGGAGAAATTATTCTTGATGGGATTTACTCCATCAGGCAATTCTCCACAGATGTGACGTTGCGGAACGTTAAGTTGAGAGGACGTTCTGAGTGGTTGGATGGATTGATATTGGATGATGACTCACAGGGAATAGATGCACTGTTTAATTTTGAGAGTTGTTTTATCTTCTCAGATTCAGCTTACAAGAGCTTTTTTGTGAAGGGTGTTATACCTGCAGCAGGTGAAACTGGTCAGGCGCTCTTCATGGCGGGTACTCAGGACTGGAAGAACATTAACGTATGCGGTTTTAATGAAAATATAAAGGCGTACAAAGGCACCGGGCAATTACTGAATTCATCATTTAAGAAAATCCGAACATGGTGTTCTAAAACATCGTGTATTGACTTTACTAGTACAGGGAAACATACGACCTGTACGTTTGAAGATTGGTATATAACCAATTGTAGTGGTCAAGGGCATATTATCAGCGATATAAGTCATTCGAAGTGGAACAATATCATTCATGAGTTATGCGGGGTCGCTCTTCGCGTAAGGGGGAATGATATTGGCAATGTCTATGAGCGTTTTTATTTTGAACGAAATGTAAACCCATACGAGTTAACACAATGTTTCGGTCAGCGCATTAGTTGGACAACCATAAATAACACTAACTCAGGTTCTGAAACGATAAATAAGCAGGTTTTTGGTTATTTAAATCGGCCTATTGTTTTCGGGCAAGACCAAAGCATTCGTGCTGAGTCGTTTAAAATTCCGTATCTAAATCCAGACGACCCGGATATAGCAAAAGGCGTGGAGTCGATAGATATTGTAAAAACAATGTCCGTGTCACAACCGCAAGGGTTAGCAGTTAAAGGTATTCCAAAAACAAAAGGGTTAACAAGTGAGGCTGGGCTCATTCTTTCAAATGAGCAAAAAATAATGCACACCTTCAGTGTTGCTTTTCTCGAAGATGGAACGGCTGCTGCACCTGATAGTGTAATTAGTGTCTCAAAGGTTGATGTGGGTAGCTATAAATTGACGGCTTCGACAGGGCTTCAAATCGCCGATATTCGGCCTTCTGCGATACAACCACCGAATGGTGTCCCGGTACATTGCCAACTGGTTGGTGAAAATGCGGCGGCAATTAATGCGTTAGTAAGTTTTGGTGGCGTCACCACGTTCAGAATATACACGTACAACATCTTGACGGGAGAGAGAGTTGATACCTCAGTAATGCTGAATATCATGGGCCGACTAAATGGAGAAGTAGCACAATGAATAATGAATACTTGTTTATAACTCAGCCTCAGAAACTTGTTATTAATGAAGTTAATTTTGATACTGCAAAATCTCAAGTTGATTCTGATGCAGTTCTTAAGTCAGTAAATGGAGTAGGAGTTGTTGGCATTTGTGCTAAGTCAGGAGAGCCCATAACCGTGGATGATGATTACTTACAGTCAATGTCAGGCACAATGTACTTGTCAAAATACTTAAATATCTAAACGCAGTTTAAGTAAGCTAAAGTAATTCCTTGTATCTGCGGTTTATTTTCAAAATCTACCATCCTCCAGCCTTAGTGCTGGTTTTTTTATACCCGACAAACAGGAATTCGCTATGACGCAATTTCTCCATGGCGTGGAAGTCATCGAAATTGATGACGGCTCGCGCCCGATCCAAACCGTTAAATCCGCCGTTATCGGCCTGGTTGGGACGGCGCCTGGTGCCGCTTCCGCTATTGCCGCGACGCTTACGCTCGGCAGTGCCATATTAAATGATGGCCTGGTGTTCATCGCCAAACAGGCGGGTACCGAGGGCAATGCCATCAGCGTTGAAATTATCTATCTGCCATCGGCCAGTGTGGAACTCGCGGTTGATGTCGATGGCAACAAGATAGAAATCTTGTTGGCCACTGATGCCCAGTCTGAAGTCACATCAACCTCAACAGATATCAAAGCAGCCGTTGAAGCTAAACCAGAAGCGGCAGCTTTGGTAAGTACGGCAGTACTTGGTGACGGCAGTGGTGATGTGGCGCCAGCTCCCCGAACTTACCTTGCAGGCGGTGAGAACGAGCCGTTCCCATTGAATAAGCCGGTTGCCGTAGCTGGCAGCCGCAAGCGTGCGAAAGGTTTGGGAACAGGCGGTACTCTGCCTGCGGCGATTGACGACATCTTTGACCAGACTGGTGCTTTGGTCATCGTCGTCAGAACTGAAAAAGGTGCGGATGATGCCACAACTCAGGCAAATATCATCAAGGCCATGCAGGGGTGGCTCGATAGCCAGACGGAAACAGGTTACACCCCGCGTATTCTGATCGCGCCGGAATTTAGTCAGGTGGATGCCGTTGCTTCAGAAATGGAAGCCAAAGCAGCCCGTTTACGGGCGATCACCTATGCAGACTGTAAACGTACTGCCAGCTACACTGATGCGATCAAGCGAGCGCGTCAGTTTGGGATGCGTGTTGAAATGCAGTGGCCTTGGGTACGAGTGTTCGACACCGAACAGGCCAAAGAAATCGACCGGCCTTCCTCTGCTCGAGCTGCAGGCCTTCGTGCCCGTATTGATGCCGAGAAAGGGTTCTGGTGGTCAAAATCCAATAACCAAATCTACGGCATTGTGGGTACCTCCCAGCCAGTGGACTGGGCGCTGGGCGATCCGAACACCACAGCCAATATGCTGAACGAAAACAAGGTCAGCACCATCATCCGCGAGGGTGGGTTTCGGCACTGGGGTAATCGTACCTGCAGTGTTGATCCCAAGTGGACATTCGAGCAAACCCGCCGGACGGCAGACATCATCAACGACAGCGTGCAGCGTTCCCATATGTGGGCGGTTGACCGCAACATCACCAAAACGTATGTCGATGATGTCGTCGGAGGTGTGAATGCCTACCTGCGTGAATTAAAAGCCCTCGGCGCGATTCTGGGCGGCGAATGCTGGGCAGATCCGGAACTGAACTCCCCGGCAACCATTCAGAAAGGCCTGGTGTATTTTGACTTTGACTTCTGCCCACCGTATCCGGCTGAACACATCGTGTTCCGCTCCCGCATTAACAATGATTATCTTGAAGAGGTATTTGGCTAATGGCAGCAGACAATATCCTGAAGCGCTGGTCCATCTGGGTAGATGGAATCGGCAAGGCTGGTAACGCCAAGGAATACACACCACCGGCACTCGAAGTGATCACCAAGGATTTTCAGGCGGGTGATATGGATATGCCAATCCCAATCGATGTTGGCATGGCTGGAATGGAAACCAGTTACTCGATTTATGGTGTCGATGTCACCGTTCTGCCTCTGTTTGGCTTGCGTCAGGGTAGCCGGACAGCGGTATCAGTGCGTTCGACGTATCAGGATCTGAAAGGTAACAGTTACGACCTGGTTGAAGAGCTGGGCGGCATGATCACCAAAATTGAGCGTGATACGCAGGACGGCGGTGATCAGAGTGATAAAGCAATGAAAGTCACCCAAAAGCTGGACTATTACAAAGTGGTTCGCTCCGGTGTTGAGCTGATTGAAATCGACCCGGTTAACCATGTTCGTAAGTTGGGTGGTATCGATGCGCTTGAAGGTATCCGGGCATTGATGCAACTGAGCTAATGAGAGCGGCCAAGGTCGCAATGAATGTGTTAACAGGCCGCTGATGCGGCCTTTTTTATAGGTAATTGTTTATGCCATACCCCAATGAAACAAAATCGGTAACGCTGGATTTCCCGTTTGAATATAAGGGACAAAAAGTTGAAACGCTGGACATCCGTCGGCCAAAGGTTCGCGATCAGTTGATCGCCGATAAGCAGAATAAAGAGTCTGCAGATAAAGAAGTTCACCTGATGTCATTGCTTGCAGGTGTTGAGCCTGAGCTCATTCAGGAGCTTGATTTTAATGACTATGAGCAGGTGCAAGAAGTCATCGTGGGTTTTCGGAAGAAGCACTCAGAGAACGAGACATCCAGCGAGGATTAATTGTATTGGCCAGCCACACAGGCTGGTCGCTCTCTGAGTTGTTGGAGCTGCCGTTTAAAGCGTTTATCGATTTTTTAGAACTGTTGCCGAAGGAGGCTGAAGGCAGTGGTAAATCAAAATCTTAAAACTGTCGTCACTTTAGGCGGCACAGTAGACAGTAGCTTCACCAAAATTGGTTCAGTGTTTAAAGAGTCGATGGGCTTAGCCACTAAATCTGTCAAGGAGCTGGAGCGTGAACAGAAGTCGCTTGTTAAGACTATCAACCTGTCGAAGAAGGCGGCGAATGATTTGTCGCTTGTCGAGAAAAACCAGAGTGAGTCTGTTCAGGCTTTGGCTGAATTGGAAGAAAGCAGGAGAGGCGTTAATCGAGAGATACAAAAACAGCGTCGATTGCTTAAACAGCTTGATGAAGAACGTGAATCACAAACCGATGGCGAGAGTGCCGCATTAAATGCGATTAATCGCAAGTATGCTCAGCTTGAATCATCAATCAATGATCAGGTTGCGATTCGTGACAAGCTGACGGATGAAATTAGGAAAAATACGAAGGAACAAGCGAAGTTAAACAAAAAATCTAGCCAAATCCGAAAGAGTATCAAGGATGTAAATGAACTTGAGCAGAGTTATGACCGGCTGGAGGTTGGTATTCGAAAGGCGGCTAATGAAGCAGAAGGATTTCAGAAAGCATCCAATATAGGGCAAAGTTTTCGAGGTATAGCTTCTGCCGGAACGGTTGCCGTTGGCTCTATCTGGGCAACCACCACTGCCATGACAGGCCTGATGACAGTTACCAACCAGCAAACAGCCACTATGGTTGGTCTGGCCCAATCTTACGATATGAGTATCGAGCGCTTTAAGGCATGGAACGGCGTGGCCAATCAGGCTGGGCTGGACGGTGAACACATCGGGGACTTGATTGAAGAACTGAGTAATAAATTTGGTGAGTTCAAGGCACTTGGTGCCCAGTCTTCAGTTTCGGATGTCTTTGGTGCTCTCGGCATTGATGCCGCCATGATGGAAGGTATGGCAGCCGCCGACCAGTTTGAATTTATCATGAAACGGCTTGAGAAGGTGAGCGACAAGCAGCAGGCCGCATCGTTGGCAGACATGCTGTTTGGTGGTGAAGGCAACAAGGTTATCACCTATATCCGCAATACAGGCAAATCTCTCAACGAGTTGCTGGATACGCAGCGCAAGTTCAATATGCTGACCGAGCAGGGGGCCAATGGCGCGAAGGCTTATGGCAGCTCGTTCAAAAGCCTGACTAGTGTAGCTACTTCTGCATGGCAGGAAATCTCTGGGATCGTCGGTGGAGAAATGGCTGGTGATATTCAACGCTTGGGCGTTACTGTCAGCAGTTTTGTTCGGAACAACAAGCAAGAGATCGTCAGTACCGTAAAAAGCCTGGTGTATGGTGTGAAAGACTTCACTGTCACCCTGTGGAATGCCGGGGCTATGGTGAACCGGGTGGTGCAGTTTTTCGGTGGCTGGAAAACCGTCGGAATAGCAGTGGCGTCCTTGCTTACCGGGAAGCTGCTTGTTGGCTTGGGGGGAATGATTTTTACCGGAGCTCAGGCGGTTAAGACACTGGGAATGATGAAAGTCGGTATGGCGGGGTTTAATGCGGTTTTGGCTGCGAATCCCATCGGGTTAGCTGTTGCAGCAGTCAGCGGTCTCGTTTTTGCTGGGATCCAGTTATACCGGAATTGGGATAGTGTTACCGCTTGGTTCAGCGAGAAACTCACTTGGTTTAAGACCGAATTTCCGGCCACCTTCAACGTCATTAAAAAAGTCTTTGATTGGTCTCCACTTGGTTTGATCGTGAACCATTGGCAGCCGGTTCTGAAATTCTTTTCTGGGATGTGGGATTTGATTACCGGGGATTTTGATGCCGGTATTGCCAAGCTGTCCAGTGTCTGGGAAGGATTCTCGTCATCGTTTAAGGCGCTGAAGTTCTGGGATAGTGACGATGAGCCGAAACAGACACAATCAGCTCGGCCCACGCTTTCCAACACGTTCTTTCAGCGCAACCAGGTAGCTAGAGAGCGACAGCAGAAGCCCCCGCAATATGGCCGCTACCCATCAAGCTACGCGGCTGCCGCTCAGCAGGTTGCCAAGCCCAGCAGAGCGAAGTCTGCCATTTATGGCAGTTATCCAGCCCACAGAGGTAATACCGTTCATCAAAAGGTGGGCGAGATAAAGGTTTATGCGGCGCCCGGCCAATCACCGGCTGAAGTTTCCAAAGCGGTACACACCAAGCTTGGAGGCTATCAAAGTAGTGCGCTTTATGATTTACCGGAGGCCGGGTAATGGCTCAAGTTATGCTCTCCCTTGGCGGTTTCAAGTTCAACATTGATTCCGCCGCATATAGTGAACTGGTCAGAACGTGGCAGTGGCGGTGGAATTCGCAGTCTCGAATTGGTCAGTCCGATCTACTTCAATACACAGGTAAAGCGCCTGTCAAAATCTCATTGAACGGTGAGGTGGCGACGACTTTCCGCAATGCTGGAGTTCACCAAATAGAGAAGCTGGCAGATATTGGAAATGAGTACAAACCTCAGATGCTTGTGAGTGGGCTTGGCGATGTGATGGGTTACTGGGTGATGACCGATTTGGCTGAAACCAATACCAAATTCATCAGAGGCGGCTTGCCGCGACTTCAATCTTTTACCTTGGAGCTCTCTTTCTATGGCGACGACTTACAGAACCCGTGAGGGGGATATGATTGATGCAATCTGTTGGCGTCACTATGGTCGCGAGAGTGCGGTAATTGAAGTGTTGAAAGCCAATCCGGGCTTGGCTGATCGTGGTGCTGTATTGCCAAGCGGGATTCAAATCACCTTGCCAGATTTGCCTGCACCCGTCGTTAGGGAGTCAGCCAGTTTATGGGATTAGATTACCGGCCCGACTTTTCATTATCTGCTGATGGAAAGGATATTACGGCAGTTATGCAGCGTAACCTTATCAGCCTGACGTTAACGGATAACGCAGGCAGTGAATCAGACAGGCTGGCAATTTCTGTGAGCCTGCCTGATACCGTACCAACACCGAAGAAAGGTGCATTGTTGCGCCTCGGTTTGGGGTTCAATGGCGAGCTGACAGACAAGGGCCTGTATGTAGTTGATGAAGTAACATCGAGCGGCCCACCGCGAGTCGTGCAAATTGTAGCGAATGCCGCGCCGATGGATAATCGCAAACAGCCCGGAAGCCTGCAGACCCAGAAAACCCGAAGTTGGGATAACGTGACACTGGGTGACATCGTCAAAACAGTCGCCTCTGAACATGGCCTGGTACCTCGTATCAGCAGTGAACTGGATAGCACTCAGCTATCGCATGTTGATCAGGTCAGCGAAAGTGATATGAACCTGCTGACCCGCTTGGCTAAATGCTATGGCGCGGTGAGCAAGCCAGCCAATGGTTATTGGTTGTTTTTGAAAGAAGGCGAGGGGAAGTCGGCTTCTGGCAAACCGCTGACTAATATCACTATCGAGCCACATCAAGTCACTACCTGGCAGTGCCGTTTTAGCAGCCGTAATGATGTTCGCCGTGTGGTGGCTACCTATCACGATGTTGAATCCGGTGACATCAAAGAGGTATCAACAGGCACCGGAGAGCCAGAGTTTAAGATCGTCTTTAAATATCCGAACTATGAAGAAGCAAAGGCCGCTGTCGTCGCTCGAGCAAAAAGCGTGAAGTCGGGGAGTGATACGCTGGATATTACGATGCCGGCTCGATCATCTTTGATAACTTTGGTTGCCGAGGGGCATCTTAACCTGGAAGGTTTCGGTGATGTGGAAGATGGCAAGTGGCGCCTGAAAACGGTGGAATGGTCACTCAGCGAGTCAGGCTTGCAGCTGCGACTGTCTGGTGACCATGGGGTGGTTACAACAGGTTAAATTGTTGTCGAAACTGGCTATTACCTGTTTCGATTTCTAAGGCAATCAGTCACTAAGGCTTGTCACAAGTGGATCCCTAGGTGCTCTGATCCTTAACTCGACTTGGAATATGCTAATTGCGGTATTATTCCGATTTAAGGCTCCCTTGTACTTCTACCTAGCTTTGCATACAAAAAGAAACAAGTATAACTGTATCACTAAAGTCCCGAGATATTGTGACTGACACCTTCAGGTGGACCTAGCATGGAGCCAGATCTTTCTTACTGAACGTATATTTTCCTTAGCTATACTAATTATTTTTTTTGCAATGTTTCGTACTTTCATTGTTTGATATTTTTTCACAGTAGCACCTAAAATTACTTTTACAAGTATAATTCAAGTTGGATAAAATAAAATGCGCAAGATAAATATCCAATGTTTTTGTATCATCTATCAATTGACTTAATGCATTTGTATATTGTTCCGGTGAATTGTAGCTAATAAAGTATGGCCTAGGCATGTATTTTTGTGCAACCACTTGATTATAAGATTTAAAGATTTTGCTAGGTTCATGAAATTCATACGGAATGTAATCATGACCATCATCAATTAAAAATTTAACTTTTGTTATCTTTTCCCCGTAGTTATTTTCCTCACAGTTAAAGTGTTTGGTGATTCTTATATCTCTTTCGATATTAGTTTTAGTGTCTTTTATCGTGGCAACTCTAAATAAGTAAGAGCTATTTGTCGTATCAACTGTGATTTCTAAAGACTTGGTGCTATTTTTGTTTGTCTCGTATGATCCACTTAAACCCAACGAGAGCTTGATTATCTCGAAAAACTTTCCAATTCCATCTGGTGTTTTTATTGATGCCTCTCCATCTATACCAAGTTTATAACTTTCCTTTATCTCTTTGACGGATATTTCTTTTGCTCCACAAGGTAAAATTAATGGTTTGGTTTTATAAAAAATTGTGAATCTAGGAATTTCTTTATTTAATATTGTTATATGACCACTATCTTCCAATGATTCCAATTTTTTGAATTTAATATCAAACTTAACTTGTTTTATGGTTAACCCAAGCGATTTAAGTTCGTCAGAAGTTTTTAAGTCGAGATTTAAATATAATTCGCGCCATTTGTCTCCCTTATCACTTTCTCTGAATTGATATACCCAACCTTTACCAATAGGTCTTTTATTCACCCCGTCATCTTCACATTCAACACTACCAATTGCTAAAAAGTTTTCTTGCCAAGGGCAAAATATCGGTAAATTCATTATGATATAATTCGATGGCGGTTTTAAAATGATATTATCAAACTTCGTATATATTAAGTTCCCACCTTTATCGCGTTCTTTAATTAATACTTTGTATCCGTATTGAGTCTCAATGCTTATATATCCGTATCTTTTCAATTTTTCAGGAGCTTCCCCTTTAGAGAATATTACTGTTCCATAAGGCAGGTATGTAATAACGGGATACTGGTTTATAAATGGATCTGGTTCAGGACTGAGCCCCCATGCTCCTGTATTGTTTAACATATACAGTTCATTAGCTTTAACGGAATGAAGCACGGTCAATAAGGCAATGATAGTTAAAACATAATAGCGAGTGTTCAGGAATACCATGTAAACCTCTACGATGTCATAGGATGATCGTATGCATAAATATGTACAACATTGTAGAGCAAGATAGGCATTGCTTTGTTTCATTTTTAAGAACCAACTCCTAAATATAGGTAGTGCTAAACAAGATAAATAGCTTATGAATGAGTAAAAAAGCTCTAACAAACTTACGGGTAAGAACGAGTTAGAGTAATCTGTCTGACCTGGTCGAGCTATAGTAGAGCAAAGTGCCAGGTTGTATCTAACCTAATCCAGATTAGATAAAACAACGTAAGGTTCTTCTGAGAGCCTAAATCCTGCAAACGAGGGCAACCCTCGCGCAAAAAAATTTTCCGGCCACCTAAGTCACCACCACCATTTATTTGGTACCGCCGTTGCTTGGCGGCACCTTCTTGAATGCGTTATGCGTAACGCTTCTATGATTCTCACCTACCACTAAGAATTCAACGATGCCCGATAGCCTGAATATTGCTTTGTGCTGCTTCGGTTATTTTGGCCATGGCTAAGTCAGCAATGCGCTTTAGATCTTGGATTGAGAAAAAGCCTGGCTCTTTGATGAGTTCTGGAATTTCTGAGCGACCGAATACCATGCAGTCGTTAGGAACAACTTGCGTGCTAACTACCTGGCCTTGTTCCATGACCATTAATAAGCGCATACTTTTGGGCGGCATAACTTGGGGTGTGGGCTTCGAATGTTGTTGGTTCCAGTATTGCCAGAGAACGTCGTCACATTCGTTTTGGTATTGGATTACGAGGTTGCGGATTTCAGGTTTAACTTTGTTGGGGGAGAGGGTTTGAAGCCAGCCAAATAGCTTACGGAGGGGGAGGCAAATCATTGCATTGTGTTTGTCTATTGAGGGTATCAAGATTTCCTTTATACCCCATCTCTGAGGGTTATTTTTTAGCTTTTGATGTTGTCCCTGCCAAGAGACGCCCATGCCTTCGACAATAGGCTTCATAGGAGTAAATGGCTGACTTTCGTGCTCAACTATGACGAGATTTGAACCGTGGAAAGGAACGGTGATTTGATTAGACATAATCGTCTCCTGTGCAATGAGATGTTATCACCACGCAAAGGGACCAATCTTTGGGTGGTGAACTGACCGGGGTTGGTCCTACCGTTGCACAGGGAACGGCCAGCCGAAGCTGCCCCGATCAGCCCACCATAATAGGGGTGTGCTGATTCGCACGCATAAAAAAACCAGCAGGAAGCTGGCGTCTATGCGCCTGTACATTAAAACGGGGGACCAATCCCGCCATTGGATTTTGCCAATGAATCTTCATCATATTACTTCTTATAAAACAATTCAAATTTTCTAACGGGTTAGCAGGGTTGGCGATCAATCCAGGACTATGCGGCAAAGTTGACAGGATTGTTAGGCAGTGATGACGGATAAGTTGTTTACACCTTAAGTTTCATATGGTTATATGGTTAACCATTCGGTAGATGGATGTGTGTCGAGCTAGGCGGTGGCTGGTGAGTTATGCGAATTTTGTGCGTTAATCTTCTTCGTATATCGCGGATATCTGGAAGATATATGAACTGAGTTCGTGGAATATGAAGTTAGTTTTAAAATGAGGTTAATCAAAATATGTGGATTTTTGATGGGATAATTGATGCTTCTTGTGATGAATGTGATTCAGTTTACAAGATTCCTGTTAAAGATTTTGAAGTCGATTGCTACGACAGCAGTTATAGTGAAAATGGCATGGGGCAGAAAAATGAGTATCAATTGTTGTATCAGTTTGATTGTACTAGGTGCGGTAACGATATTTCATTGAATTTTGATGTTACGGAGTACCCTGTTGATGTCCTTAATTCTGTAATCAACAATTCTAGCGGCGCTAGCTGTAACAGTAAACCATATTTTACATATCTAGACGACTCACCGATTTACACTTTACCGCAGCCAAAAATCTGGTTGCCAGGTGATGATAGAATCATCACTGATATAAATTTAATTCGTTCTAATATCCCGAACCTTACCAGATTCTTGAGAGACAATCCTCAGCACCTTCATCAAATCGAGCCACGAGAATTTGAACAAGTTATTGCCGAAATCTTTAAAAATAGTGGCTTTGAAGTAACTCTCACAAAAAGCACGAGAGACGGTGGAAAGGACATCATTGCGATACAGAGACATGCGTTGGGTATTGACACAAAGTACTTTATTGAATGTAAAAGGTATGCACCAGACAATAAAGTCGGTGTAGAGGTTGTTCGAGCTCTTCATGGTGTAAAAAATACAATTGGGGGACCCAATAAAGTAATACTGGTTACTACTTCTGCTTTCACCCAAGGTGCGATTGACTTTGCTCAAAGCCAAGCGAGCAGTTGCTGGGATATATCTCTCAAAGATTATCAAGACATTCTAAGTTGGCTTAACGCATATCGCTAATTTAAAACTAACAAACTGTTTAAGAGTGATTCGCAACGCGTGGCATTTTTGCTATGCGTTGTGATTGGTGTTTAAATGGTGTGCGGGAGCTTAAGCATAGCGTTGCTCACACCTTAACAGGGCGTTAGATGATAGAGGTATTCATGGTTACATTTTCAGAACTGAATAGTCGGATTGTACATGATTATGTTGCTAAAATTAAAAACGAAATTTATGAAGAGGAATATTACAACCCTTTTTCAGAAACATTTTACCTTGATGAAAAACGCTTCTTACTGGCTCTTAAGCCACAGAAGTGGACATTACTTCATGAGTGTATTGAGGATAGTATCTTAGATGGTTTGAATTACGCACTGAAGAAGAATGGTTATGACTTTTATGAGAGGATCTACAGGGACTTTGACATCTATGGTGTAAAATATGTACAAGTTGTTGATGAGTTACGTGGAACAAGCCACTGCGATTATTTAATCTCAAAATATAAAGAAGAAGTTTGTCCTCGATTAGTACCCAGTATATTCAACATACTATTTAGCGATAGAAGTACAATGAGGCAGTTTAACCGGATAGTTGCTGATCATATATCGAAGTTATCAGAAAAGGAATATCCTGAATATTTGAAGAAAGATGGGGTTATGAAGCGCAACAATTATTGGCCAAAATGGCTTCGTGAGGCTCTAAATAGGAGGGAGCAAGGACATTGTGCTGCACCAGGTTGCCAAAAAAACCTTACAGGAATGTTAGCTAATGGGAACGAGCAAGCTATTGATCATATCGTGCCTTTGAACCAAGGTGGTGTGAATGATCCAACCAACCTTCAAATGTTGTGCACTGATTGTAACCAGGATAAAGGGGGAAATAATGATTATACATCGGATATGTACTCCCTCTACTGGTAATCATCTAACAAAACATTTATGAGTGATTCCCAACGCTTGGTATTCACAGTTCAAGGTTGGGTTTCGTGTTTAAGGTACAATGGTTTAGCTTTGGTGGCAACATTGACCATATTTTGATGCGGTGTTATCAATTACTGAAGATGCTCTAATTCCGAAGGTCTTTATATGAGAACTGTAGTGGCTGTAATAGTTAGGAATGGTGGGTCTGTTGATCATGAGTAGAGTTGGTTTTTAAATTCAGAAGGGGAAAAGTTCACCTCAAGGTAACGTTTCAACAGGTAGCAAAGGAAGGTTCAGTCTTCATTTTTTAGGTTCTTCTGATGGTAGAGAGTCTAAATAGGATGTCACATTACGTAGAAAATTTTCGGGTTCCTTAGTCGTCACCACTAGAGGATGAAATTTCACAAGAACAAGTCCGTTTATTGATTTATGTTTGTGCGAAAAGTCGCAATTTAATGTTACAACTTCTTGCATAATAGATAGTTATTTTCTTAATGGACTTAAAGATAATGAATAATATTTTTGCGATAGCAACAAAAGAGTTGGTGACAGATGCCTTTTTTGCTTGGTTATTTGAAGAGTTTAAAACTGATAATGAACTCAGAAAGTATCAGAAAGAGTTTCTTTCAAGATTAAAAATAAATGGCGTAACTGATGAGGTTTGTGTTGAGAGGGCTGAGAAGCAAAATAAAAAAACAGATCTTATTGTAACCTTGAAAGATGGAGAAGAGTATAAAAAAATATTATTTGAAAATAAAGTTCATAGTACAATTCATTCAAAGCAACTAAAAAGATATAAGGAAGCATTTCCTGATTGCCATAAATACATCTATATGAAGTTGGGCTTCATATATCATTCTGAGCGCAAAGAAGCTATGAAGTTTGGATATGATATTGTGAGTGCTCGAGATATAGAATCTGCTCTGCACTCGTTCAAAAATTATAATCAAATAATATCCCAGTATTATCAATATATTAAGTGCTGTCATATTGATAGATGTGATTACTTGTTCGAAAGAATGAAAGTCAATGATTCGAGCGCCTATTCTGATATATACTCGCAGAGGAAATTTCTAAGTGATTTGCATGAAAGTATTTATAATTTAGTTGAATATACGAGTTTTAAGTCTAAGGCTAATAATGGTGGTACTCCATGGACTCATTTATGTGTTGCTAAAAAAGAAGCAAAGTATGGGGACAAAAGTGAGTACATATTTTGGCGAATTGATAAAAAGTCTGGCCGATACTACCTCAGACTTAATCAATATTCTTATATTGGCAAGTCTTTTAAAAATAAGAAAATGGCGGAGTTGGCAGTTTTACGTGAATTGTTTAATAAGCTCGTTAAAGGCACTAATTTAGTTACTTCATCTCCTTCAAACCAAGGCTTGAAAGAGAGTGAAATTGGTTTGCTATACTTTGATGAAAACTCATATTCTGAGCTTGTAGATAATATCGAACAGATAACTTTGGATTTTGTTAAGTCATATGAAAAAATGAGTGAAGTATGTTCGTCTGTTTAGACTGATTCAATTGCTATTGAATGGTGGCACTGCTTTAGAGTTACAAGCTATCTACATTATGTGGTTATTGTGTGTCCACCTTGTGTCCTCCCACTTGAGATGACAAGACTTAATTGTTTTAAATCAATGGTTTATTTTCTTGCTTTCATAATCTAGCCAAAACAAAGTTGGCTCATTTGTATTGTTCATAGTGTTTTCCAGAAACCATTGCATTCGTATTAAGTGCTTGTTCTAACAATGGCTTTTCAATGCTTGCTCTGTGCAGAACAACAATCGGCTAATTCAATCGTTACTGTTGTCGTTTTAGTGCAAAGAGTCTCAAAATTCATGTTGTTAAGTATCCCGCAATTAGCCGCAAAGAGGCAAGGCTCAAACATAGAATCATGATGGAATTGAAGGAATGAGGCCGAAATCCCGAAATTGCCAATGGGGTTGGTGGTAGTTGTGAGCAAGATTTCGTCACTTTAGACGACTGTGTGAACTACTGGCTGAAACACTTTGTCTCCACCTTAAAGAAGGGGACACAAGCGCCTTACCGTTGCTTCACCAACAACTACTTCCTTGGCACCTGCCCCCGACAGAAACCTCGAAACCATCTCCAGTCGAGAATAGATGCCACATTCCTCCCTGGTCTGAATTAGCGCAAATCTGGCTAGCAATAGAACGCAGCCGAGCCAGTACCGCCAACAAACCCCTTCACCAACTCACCACCCTAAAACACGTTACGACGACGTGTTATTCCCAGGGCAAGACCTTAACACCCCAATCAGCATTGCAGCAGCAAACCGTTATATACGCCGCATACGCGAGAGCCTGCCGCTAGAGCACTGGTGAACACACGATTTTAGGCGCTCGCTGTCTACAGGCGCCTCTGAGTTGGGTGTGATGCCGCATGTAGTAGAGAAGATGCTGGGGCATGAGCTAGGTGGCGTACTGGCCGTGTACAACAAGCATGATTGGTTAGACGACCAACTCAAGGCTTATGAGTTATATGCTGATAAGTTGACAGCATTTCTAGACAAGGATGACGGATAAACTGTTTACTCCATCAATTCCATATGGTTACATACAACGTATCTGTTTAAGGAATGTTTATGTACGATCAGTCTTTTAATCGTGTGAGTTTATTACGTTGTCTTTTAAAAAAGGACTTCAAAAACAATGCTCTCTTATATAATGATGCTTACAAATTAGAGCAGATTGATAAGGCATTAGACTTGGTAAAATATGGTTTTTTTCATGAAGACAATATTGAAATCAAGAAAATAAAGAAGAAACCTGTATATGCCTTTAAAAATCTACATGACAATCTTGTATTAAGAAAAGCGAATAAAAATCTTAAGAAGGCATATAGAGTCAAACAAAATAACAGGGACTCAATTGTTAAATGTTTGAAAGTAATACTTAGTGAAGGTATAAATTACAAATTATTCAAACTGGATATTAACCAGTTTTATGAATCAATTTCACATGACGAAGTTATTGGGTTAATTGATGATAATTTAAGAATAAATCATGATACTAAAAGAGTGGTTAAGTTAATGCTTAGCGCATTTCATCAATGTGGAGGCAAGGGCTTACCCAGAGGTATATCACTTAGTGCAACTTTATCTGAAATAATGATGATGGAATTTGATGCATACGTGAATTCAAAGGACTATGTTTACCATTATTTTCGATATGTAGATGATATAATAATTATCACTAATCAGAGAGATCCATCTAATTTTTTGTCGGATATTGCTAATAAATTACCTGAAAATCTTTTTTTTAGTAAGAAAAAGAAAAAGAAGCTAACATTAAATACAATTAAACCAGCAAAAGCTAATTCTGATAGAAGGTCAGAAGAGTTAAACTATCTTGGCTACAACTATAAAATTTATGCTCCTTTCAAAAATGGTGAACAGCCAAACAGTTTATTTCGAGATGTATATCTTGATATCGCCCCAAATAAAGTAAAAAAAATCAAAACAAAGATCATTAGAAGTTTTAGCTCATATGTAAAAAGTGGAGACTTCAAACTTCTTGATGATAGAATTAAACTATTAACATCTAACTTCAGTATTTTAGATACATCAAAAGATATAAGCATTATGTCAGGTATTTATTATAATTATAAGAGAGTTGATTATGAAACTTCAGTAGCTTTGAATGAACTAGACCGATTTCTAAGATTTGCCATACTATCTAAGAAAGGTAGGGTTTTCTCCTCCATAAGTTTAAAAGAAAGGGATAAAAGGATTTTACTAAGATACTCATTTAGACGTGGTTTTAGTAGACATACATTTGTTAAATTTTCTCCGACAAGACAATCTGAAATTCAAAGGGCGTGGATTAATGCGTAAAAGAACATCAAAAATACACGCGGATAATTACCTTAGAGCTTTAGTTACTGATACTGTCCCGTTTGAAACTCCGTTAATTTTTTCGAATGATGGTTTGTACTTAAATAGCCTGAAGTTTGAACAATCATGTATTAATGAACTATACTCATATCTAATATTAAATAATAAGAAACCCACGTTGCCTTTTAATTATATGATTAGAAGGAATAATGAATCTCTTCGGAAGTTGTCACTTGTTCATCCAAGTTCTCAGCACCGAATGGCATTATTTTATAAGAACTTTTCAGATGTGATATGTTATTTTACGAATCAAAGTCATCAAACAATTAGAGCTCCTAAAAAAGTATCAAGTACATATTATAAAGAAAATAGTAACTTTGACTTTAATAAGTTTAAGAAAAATACAGTTGAGTCTTTAAAAACTGACTTTTCAGACAAGCATAATATATCTTACTACTCTTATCGGGGATATGATAGGATTTATAAATTTTATAATTCCTCTGAATTTTTACGTTTGGAAAAGAGATATAGTACGCTTTGGATGTTAGATATATCAAAATGTTTTGATAGTATTTATACTCACTCTATTGCTTGGGCAACTAAAGAGAAAATTCATGTAAAAGAAAATGTGAGTATTAAATCAACATTTGGACAGCAGTTTGATATGTTGATGCAACAAGCTAACGACAATCAAACAAATGGTATTGTCATTGGGCCTGAAATAAGTCGAATCTTTGCAGAGATAATTTTTCAGAGAATTGATCTTAATGTTGAAAGTAAAATCTATAAAAAATATGGTTATAAAAGTTCGATTGATTACAAAATAAGGCGATATGTTGATGATTCATTTATCTTTGCTAATAATGATTCGGTAGCTAGTGTGGTTTTTGATACATATAGTGATGAATTGAGAAAATATAATTTACACGTAAATGAAAGTAAAAGAGAAAAGTTTCATCATCCATTTCTAACAAAGAAATCAATAGTAATTAATGAAGTTAATGACGAGATAAACAAACTAACAAGCACTTTATATCAAAAACTATATAAATCAGATAGCAAGAAGCTAGTGTTTAGCAAGATTAATAGGCCTGATAAGCTTTATTTGAATTTCGTGTCAAAGATTAAGTCTATATGTTCTAAGAATAACTCGGGTTATGATGAAGTATCATCGTATATTATTTCTTCCTTAGATAGTAGAATACAAAAAATAATAAGGTTAACACCTGAAGCGATTAGTGATAAGGAATCGCAAGTTAATTGTAAGAATGTATTTGGTGTGTTTATAGATGTAATGTTCTATTTTTATACAGTTTCACCGTCTATAAGTGCGTCCTATAAATTGTGTCAAGGGAGTATACTTTCTTATAGGTTTTTTGAAGAATATAATGATGTTTTTCTTGATAGTGTTAAGGATAAGATTTTTAGAAACATCATAGATGTTGTAGAGAATAATAACACTTGTGTTGATTCACTTAGGGAGCATTTGATAAATTTAGAAGTGATTAATATTGTTTTACTTACCGCAGATATGGGTAATAATTATTTGTTACCACCTAGTGTGATTGAAAAGGTTTTCGATATTAAGAATGCTGATCTTACATATCATGAAATTATTAGTTGTCTGTTTTATTTTAAAAAACATAAAGGGTTTTCACATCTTAAATCTGACATTTTCAAAGTGGTGGATAAGTTATTTTCTAATATTTATAAGATTGAAAAATCTTCAGAATTAGCTCACTTGTTTCTTGATTGTTTATCATGTCCATATATAGAAAGAAAAGAAAAGAAAAAATGGCTTAGATCTTTTTATAAGTTAAAAACACAGCAATCTTTTGATGATGTTACTCTAAATAATCAAATTGACTATATGGAGAACAATTATTGGTTCGTAAACTGGAAAGAAATTAACCTTTTAAATCTTTTAGAGAAAAAAGAGTTGAAAACAGCTTACTAATAATGTATTTTTCACTTGTTTCTGAGGGCCCATCCATGCTCATAGTATAATTTAGCGTGCTTCTTTATACGGAGCATTAGGGTAAGGCTTACACATGATCGTACACCTTGTGTAGGACGAACCTTATACTTTAATTTATTCTCTGGATGCATCGCGTAAGCTGATAGAGACATATCTTAGAGAGCAGTTTATTTTGACTGCACACACTAGGCGGTTAAGGAAACACTGCTGAAAGAGTGATTATCTCACTCTTTCAGCAAACCATATTGTATGGCCGTCATTTCCCTGAGCCTTGTGGTAATTTTTTTATTTCCCACAGCCCCCAATACCTTCTTTCCATTCTTCAACTGCAGAACGTAACCAACGCAAAGGCATCAGCGTTACCGGATCTGGGAAGCCGCGGTTTTGGCGCCACTTGTAGATAGTGGCTTTGCTGGAGATTTGGAACATCTCCAACACTTCTTTATGGCTGATAAGTTGCGGTGATGACTGTTCATCTAAGATTGTAACTGGTTGAGATGACTCGGGTAATGAGCTTTCATTATCTCCAGAATTTAACTGTGACGGTGTCACGTTAATGTCTGATTTAACACTATAAGAGACATCAACGTTAGGGTAGTTAGTGTAATTGTACATTTTGCTGCTCCTCATCGGCTTCGAACCAGGCATCTACGCCGTCTGTTTCAATTTCACCTGTGGCGCATAGTGTTTAAGTAAGTTGCATTAGTCGAATTGCCAGAGCAAATTTGAAAGAAAGCTTATTGATATGAGCTAAGTAGAACTAGTGAGGTGATGAGAAAATTCTGTCAGTTTAGACAACCGCGTAAACTGCCTGTTAACGCAAGTATATTAGGATTAGAAATTCATTATATTAGCTAGTTACGCTATTATAGCCGCAAATAACAACATAGATTGGCAAACATGGAAATTCTGAAAGCGCATACTTTTCATAACGACAGTGTAATAGAAACTCATCAATTTAGAGCCTATTTTAACCAGGAGGTGAATCAAAACGAGCTCTTCAAGCTCCCTAACGGTGGTAGTTTCAATTACACCTGGGAAGTAAGTGCCGATTCTATCGGCAGTGCGATGCAGCAGTTGGCTGACTACTGTTATAGTTATCAGCTTGAAGTTAAAGCTATCTTGCCAGTCTCAGGTGCGCAGGCCAACTCAACTTGGGCTCATGATGAAATGGTACAGGAATTTAGTAACTTCATTGGTTCTGATCTATCTGGCTATGCATCTGCATGGGGCTATGGGTATGGGTGGGGTATTAGTACTCTGGACGGGTTTGTTGCTATCTTGCAGAGAAAAGTATCGAATGAGCCGCCGTATAAGAACTTTAGCGCTGAACAGGCCATGCTTAAGCGATTGGAGAAAGAAAAAGAGTGGTTTGAGCTAAGAGAGCTATGTGAACAGAAATTTTTACGTTATAAAGAGCAATTTGAAGAGTGCCGTGCACACTTGGATAAGCTTATAAGTAAGATTCAGCAAGATGAGCAAAATAATGAACAACTCTCTAAAGCATATATTGGCTGGTACAACTCTGCAGAGAAAGCCTATCAATTAGCGCGATGCAAGTATTCAGATGCTTGGGAGTTAACCCGTATGCTAGATGAAGTAGGCTTATACCGACTTGAGTCATTTAATCAGCTTGATGTGAAGTACAATCCTGAAAAAGTTTTATCCGCGCAACCGACTTAA